AGGGAAGAGATGTAAGGGTGTTTTACACCTTGAGAAGGCCAAGGTAACCTATAATCTAAGTATAATGAAAGAGGACCTTCCATGGGACGACTGGAAACCTTTTAGATCAATTAAGATAGATGGAGAAGAACTAGAATTCTCAACAGGATTTACAGACTTACATAAAGTAAGTTATGAAGAAATATTAAAAGGGAATGGGTTCACCCTTGAGGATGTTGAGCCTACAATAAAATTAATAGACGGTCTAAGACAGAAAGAAGTTAAATTAGACGGTCAAACTTTTTACATTTAGAAATATGGAAACTTATATACATAAAAGCTGTAACATTTATGATAGTGCTGAAATAGGAGAAGGAACTAGAATTGGTGCCTTTGTTGAGGTAGGACATAAAGTTAAAATAGGAAAAAATTGTAGGATTGGTTGTGGTTCTTTTATCCCAGAAAATATAATCATAGAGGATAATGTTTTTGTTGGTCCACATACTGTTTTTACAAACGATAAAAATCCCCCATCTCACGGAGCATGGAGAGATGAGTCACCTACAATTGTTAAAGAAGGTGCTGCCATCGGAGCGAACTCGACAATACTACCAAACCTTATTTTAGGTAATAACTGTAAGATTGGTGCGGGTTCAGTAGTCACTAAAAATATACCAAATAAAGAAGTGTGGGTCGGTGTACCTGCCAAAAAATTATCTAAATAAAATGAATAAAAAAGAAATAATCAGCGTAATAGGACGAGGATTCGTTGGAAATGCAGTTGCTAAATGGTTTACAACTAAACAATACACAGTAAAAAGTTATGATAAGTTTAAGAAATATGACTCTTTTGAAGATGTGTTGGAGTCTGATTTTATGTTCTTATGCCTCCCAACATTATATTCTCCAGAACTACGTGGATATGATTATAGTTCCCTACATGAAGTTTTAAGAAAACTAGACGAAGCGGAATATAAAGGTCTAATAATCATTAAGAGCACAACCCAACCTAAAACAGTACTTAATCTCCATCATTTATATCATTTAGATATAGTTCATAATCCAGAATTTTTAACCGCACGTACAAGTGAACAGGATTTTGCTAACCAAAAACATATTGTCCTAGGTTATACCGAAAATGAAGAACAATTAACTAAACTGGAGAAACTTTACCAAGAAAATTTCCCAGAGGCTAAAATATCATTATGTAACTCTACCGAATCTGAGTTAATGAAAATATTTGCAAACTCTTTTTACGCAGTAAAAATACAATTTTTTAATGAAATGTATGATTTATGTGGTAAGTTAGACTCTAGTTACGGCACTGTTAAAGAATTAATATTAAATAATGGTTGGATCAATGAAATGCACACCACGATACCAGGACCTGATGGAAGTCTTAGTTATGGTGGTGCTTGTTTCCCAAAGGATACACAAGCCTTATATAATACTATGTTGGAGCACGGGAGTATTTGTGAAGTACTAGGGGCAACAATAAGTGAAAGAAATAAAATGAGAAAAAATGAAGATTCTTAGTATAATAGGGACGAGACCTCAATACGTAAAAGTAAAACCCATTTTTGACTACTGTAAAGAAAATAATATTAATCATATTATTGTTGACACAAACCAACACTACAGCGAAAATGTTTCTGATTACTTTATAAAAGAGTTTTCTTTAGTTATTGACCATGATTTAAGAACCTCTAATACTGATGAGGTTGGTTTTATTGCTCAGACCATGGAAAAATTTAGTGAAATATTAAAGGAAGAAAAACCTGACTTTGTTTTAATATATGGAGACACCAATAGTACTTTAGCTTCTTCCCTGGTTTGTTACAAACAAAAAGTTCCTTTTGCCCATATAGAGGCTGGACTAAGATGTAACGACATTAGAGTTCCTGAAGAGTTAAATAGAATTGTTGCTGACCTAACCTCACACATTCAATTCACCCCTAAAGAAACAGGACACATACAAGATTATTTTAATAACGAAATAGTGTCTGGTGATTTAGAATACGAATTACTTAATAGATATTACGATAAAGATATCGATTTTATGGGCCCTGCGATTATGACAATTCATCGAAAAGAAAATCAAAATCTTGAAAGTTTTTCTAAAATTCTTTCTTTTTGTGAACTGTATGGTGAACCCATAGACTTTTTCGTACATCATAGTACCGAATTTTTTATTAAGGATAACAATATTACTCTCCCAAAAAATATAACAGTGAAACCACCCGCAAAATATAATGAAATGATAGAAGCAATATCAAGTTGTGGTTTCATTATTAGTGATTCGGGGGGGTTAATGAAAACATGTCCATTTTTTAGAAAAAAATGTATAGTCATGAGAGATAATGTTGAGTGGACAGAAGTAGAATCCGCGGATTATGGAGTAAGATATAAGAACATAATAAACCCTCTAGAGTGGGTAATTCACACCAAGAGTGAAAGGAAAAAAGATTTCTATATGAAAAATGGAAGACCTTCGAAAATAATAATAGATAGTATAAAAAAAATATTAGATGACACCAAGAAATAATACGGACAAGACACCACCAAAAGGAAATGTTAGGTTTTCACTTTCATTGTCGGCAGAACAAAAGAAAGCCAAAACTGAAATACTAAAACACCCTTTTAATTTTGTCGTTGGTAAACCCGGTAGTGGTAAAACATTACTAGCGGTACAAATCGCTTTGGATCAATTTTTCAAAAGACAATGTAATAAGATTATAATAACAAGACCTACAGTCTCAACGGAAGACAATGGTTTTTTACCGGGTTCTGAAAGAGAAAAAATGGAACCTTGGTTGGTACCAATTAGGAGTAATATGCGTAAGGTTTATAATAAACCACCTGTATTAGAAAAAATGGAGAGAGAAGAATCGATAGAATTGGTTTCATTGGCTCACTTTAGAGGTAGGACTTTTGAAGATAGTGTATGTATTATTGATGAGTTCCAAAATTTAACTAAGTCTCAGTTGGCGATGGTGCTTAGTAGACTTGGTAAAAACTCAACTATGATATTTACCGGAGATAATCAACAAATTGACTTGAAAGATAAGAACTATTCTGCCATCCATGAAGTGGCTAAAATATCTGGATCTAAATTTGTTTATAAATCTCTTTTAACCGATAACCATAGACACGAAGCAATTGACTCAGTATTTGAGTTATTAAATGGAATGTAAATAACTTTACTTTAACAATAAACAATATATTATTCATTAATATGACAATAGGAATAAACATAGATGGCGTCTTAAGGAACTACCTGGAGAAATTTATTAGTACTCACAAGAAGTATTATAAATCTGAGGTGAAAATAGAGGATATTATTGACTACGACATAGAAAAGTATTTTAGTTTTGAGGGTGACGAAAATATGGAACCTAGTAGTTTTCTAAAATTCTCATATGAAGATTGTTCTTTAGAGATATACGGTTCGGCTGATGAAATAGAGGAGTATGTGGTAACAAAACTAAATAATTTTATTTCTAACAATCAAGAAAAGATTAAAGTTAAATTACTTACTAGAGAATGTGGAAGAGCGATCCCCTCAACACTATTTTTCCTCTCAAAAACAGGATCAATGTGTAAAAACATAAAATTTGTGAGTAGTTATGAAGACATGTGGGAAGAATGTGACATTCTAGTTACTACTTTCCCAAAATCACTAGAAACAAAACCAAAAGATAAAATATCAGTAAAAGTAGAAAGACACTACAACAAAAAAATAAATTCGGATTATGCAGTTAAAACATTAACCGAATTTTTAGAAGAGGAATACATAAATAAAATAATAAATACCGAAACGGTAGAACATAAAGAATTATAAAAATGTTAGAAAAACAAGCAGACAACATACACGAAATTAAAGAAGAAGTATTAGGGAAAATTAAAAAAGCAATTTCCCAGTTGGAAGCAAAAGAAAATAAAATCTATTTCTTTTGTATGGACTCCAAAGGTAGAGCAATGGCTTCTATCGCAACAATATACGAACACGCAAAAACTCTAAAAGAGTTAGGTTATAATGTTACAATTTTAACTGAAAAAAATGATTACACAAAACCAGGTTCTTGGTTAGGTGCTGAGTATGATGAACTACCTCATGAGTCTAGTGAAAGTGAATCAACTATAATAACTCCACAGGATTTTATTATATTACCTGAAGTATATGGTGGTATTCTTGAACAATTAAAAACAGCCAATTGTGAAAAAGTTATATTTGTACAAGCTTATGACTATATTTTTGAATTAATGAAACCAGGTGAAACATGGGGACAATGGGGTGTAAGAAAGTGTATAACTACTACTAAATCTCAAGAAGACTATGTTAAAAACTTATTCCCTAATGTTGATACTTCAGTAATAAATTTAGGTATTCCTGACTACTTTACTCCTACAAATGAACCAAAGAAACCATTTATTTGTATTCATAGTAGAGACGCTAGAGACACTGCTAACTTTATTAAAAGTTTTTACATTAAACATCCATTCCTAAAATGGATTACCTTTAGAGATATGAGGGGATTAACAAGACAAGAATTTGCAGATTCATTAAAAGAATCAGCTTTATCTGTTTGGATTGATAAAACTGCGGGGTGTGGAACTTTTCCATTAGAATCAATGAAATGTGGAACTCCTGTTATTGGTGTATTACCTACTTTACCAGCAGAATGGATAAACGAAAAAAATGGAATTTGGGCTCAAAACCAAATTACTTTAGTTGATACCGTGGCTGGAGTAATGAAGAGTTGGTTAGAGGACACTATTCCTAGTGATATCTATACTGAAATGGAAAAGACAGTTAAGGAATATACTTCAACTAAAGAGTCTCAAGGAGTTGCTGACTTCTATGAAAAATTCTTCCAAGAAAGAATAAATGAATTAACATTAGCAATGACACAAGAAGAACAAAGAGTGCCGACTAAACAACCAGAACCTTCTGGATATAACGACCCAATAAGAAAAATCTAAAAATAAAAAAAATGAAAGATATTACAGTAATTATACCTATACATACTAACGAAAATAAAGAATTAAAAATGTTAGAAACCGCTTTAGGGAGCGTCAATGACCAAAAGACACAACCAGAAATGATTTATGTTGTTTGCCCTAAAAAATTAGAAAAAGAAATTAAAAAATTAGATTTTGGTAAATTAAATAATAAAATAATTGTAAACGAAGGAGATACTGATTTCGCCTCTCAAATTAATCTAGGTGTTGAAAAAACCTCTACAGAGTTCTTTTGTGTTTTAGAAGTAGATGATGAACTATCAAGTATTTGGATTAAAAATGTAAAGGAGTACATGAATCATTATGAAGAAGTTGATGTTTTTCTCCCGTTAATTACAAATGTGGACGATAAGAATAAATTTATTGGTTGGTCTAATGAACCTGTTTGGGCTCTTAACTTTTCTGAAGAAATTGGTCATTTAGATTTAGATGCTCTACTTAACTACCCTAATTTTAACACTGACGGGATGGTTATGAGAACCGAAATGTTCAATGATATTGGAGGGTTTAAGAAAAATATTAAACTAACTTTTATTTATGAATTCTTATTAAGATCTGTTTTTATGGATGCTCGAATTATGACAATTCCAAAAATAGGATATAAACATGTTAACATGAGAGAAGGTTCTCTTTTCTATAATTATAAAAATCACCCTGACTTTTTAGTTAATGGAGAAGATGCTCCCTTTTGGATGGAAACCGCAAAAAAAGAATACTTTTTTACTGAAGATAGAGAGATAGAAGTAAAAAAGTTATAAAATGCCACGTATAAAAGGAAAAAAACCCTATTTTGGTGTTGAGCAAGAGGAAGCTGTAATTAAATTCTTAAGTGCCTCTACTTGGGATGAGAAAAATAAAATTTACAACGCTCACCTCCGTAAACCCCTTAACACTATGGTTGAGAGTATCATTAGAAAATATAAATTATATCGAGATGATATGACCTTTATTAATATGCATTATGACACATTGTCTTTCTTAATTACAAAATGCGATAAGTTCAAACCAGAGAAGGGTAAAAAGGCCTACTCCTATTTTGGTACTATATGTAAAAATTATCTCCTGGGGCAACTAATTAAGGATAATAAGAAACGTACCACGCAACTTTCTTACGAGGACTATGCAACCGATCTAGAAGATAGGGATGATTTAATAGTCCACCAAGGAGATGAGTACACACAAAAAGAAAAAATGTTAGCACTTTTAATGAGTGAAATTATCGGACAAATAAATGAAGAATTAAAAAATGAAAAATTAACAGAAAACGAACGGTCAGTGGGGGAGTCTTTAGTATATATGTTTGAAAATTGGGCAATTATATTTAGTGATGCGAGTGGTAATAATAAGTTTAATAAAAATCTTGTGTTACATAATATTCGAGAAATGACTTCCTTAACAACTAAGGAGATAAGAAATGGTATGAGACGTTATAAGAAGATATATAAAACCATTAAAGATAATTTTACCTCCGAGTATTTATAGTAAAGAATAATATTATGCCAAGACCTAAAAGAAAACAAGTTAACTTAGATAAACAAAGTATTGAACAAATACTACAAGAAAGTTATAATGAGACTTGTGAAAACCGTTCGAAGGCTGTGCAAGTCCTTAATAAACAACTTAGAGATGTAAATGATAACAATGACATCCAACAGGTTGGTAAGGTAAATAATGAATTACTACGAATAATTGATTCCTCAATATCAAAAAAGTTGGAGATTGTGAAACTCCAAATTTCTCTTGTTAAAACTGATAATTCTTCTGAATCCACATCATCTGTTCACTTAACAGACGAAGATAAAGAATTAATCCAAAATATGATTAAAGAATCCGAAGAGGGAGAAGATAAGGGTATCTCATATGACATCTAAAACAATAGACTATGGGATTAGATTCTTCAAAAAGTGAACTACGAAAAATTATTAATGTATTAAAGGTAATCAATCAAACTGATGCCCTGGATCTAAATGCAGAATTAGGTATCAATATTAGAGACCCAAGAGATAGACAAAAAGACCTAATCCCATTTTTAATGGATTTACTTTCATTAATTTTAGGAGGGCAAAGACTAGAACAAATATTAACTAATCTTATTGGTTCCCAACTAGAAGAAATAGATAGAAAAGTAAGAGACCAACTTCGTTCTATGTTAAAGGCCAAATGTGGTGAAGCCGTATTAAATTCTGGTTTTCCTGCTTGGTTAAATGGGGGTGGATTGGAGATTTCTTTAGTTAATATAGATATTTTTGACTTATTAAAGGCGGTACAAGGTAATGGTGGTATTGGTAGTGAATATGCTGACAATATGTTGGGGAAGGTTGATGATTTTAATCGTAAGATTATGGAGGCTGTTGATGATCTTAATACATCCAAATCACTTACCCTTCCAAATGGTCAATCTATAATGGAAGTAACCTACACAGGAGGTGGGTTCATAGTCCAAATTGGTATGGACTACACCAATAAAAGTGTAGAGAATTTTATTGATGATTACTTTGATAATCTTAAATTGTTTGACGCAGCGTCAATTACAACAGAAATAGTAAATTCCATAACTGGAATATTCGACAAAAAGGCTAACCTAACATATCAACAAATTTTAGAATTTGAAGAAATGAATGGAATACTTAACCGAATGGCAGCCGCTGATTGTGGTGAAATAGTAAACGAACAAATTAGATTTTTTAAGTTTAGTAGAAGTGAATTAGATTTATTTGATTTTAATGCACAAAATAAATCACAAGGAGTTAATATTGTGGATTTACAATGTGGGACTTTTGAGGTTAAAGTTGATGAGTCTGAAGCAATAAAATTAGCAACCAACATTAATCAAACATTTGCCCAAGTATTCGTAACTGAAAGACAGAGAAGAGAAGGGGTCACTAATATGATTAATGGTTTAACTGATATGGTACAGGGAGGGGGTCGTCGTCTGGTTGGTGTTAGGTATGAGGCAGACCCAACCACAGAAACAATAAGAGGAGATTTAATTAAGAAAATTTTAGATAGTCTTAAAAATACTTTTATGAAACAAACCCTAACCCCTCAAACTCTAATTATGTTGTTATTAATAGGTTATGCTCTAGTTGATGATAGTGAATTAGAAGACCAAGGAGCTGGACAACCGAAAAAGATTGAGCTTGGACCTAAAAGAATAGAAATGTTCAAGGAATTACAAGGATCAATGAGAGAGTTGGTAAAAATTCTATATGAGTTAGTTGTAGAAGTCCTATTCAAAGACTTGGCAAAAAACATAAAAAACTATATAGCTAGAATCGCTCTAGGTATACTTAAAGAAAAACTCCAAATATGGACTAATTCAATAAAGGCAACAATAACTGCGGGTAGAGCTAAACTAGCAGGTAAACTAAAAAGAATATTTTAATGGGTTGTGGAATGACATACTTACCTTCCGATCTCGGGTTAACACCAACTGAGATACAAAGAGATCCTCGTACTGATGAGGAAGAAGGAGTAAATTTTGGTGTTGCGTTAAGTGTTATAGAGGCACTAATAAAGTTTGCGTCAATGGACACAATCCCAACACCTCCGGTACCACCTCCCACTGCTTTGTTAGGAGAACAAAGACCTGGTATGAGTGCTAGAAGATGTGCAGCTAATATTATTGCACGACAAAGTGAGGCGGGAGCACCTTTAGGGGTTAGGTCTAACGGAGAAATTTCAGTTCAAGAAAGAATGGAAACTATACGTGTACAAGAAATAACAAGAGAAATAACAGAAAAAATGAGAACCAACATAGCAATCCCTCCGGGTATGGCTCTTATGGCCACAGGTGCTAATTCTGGTGGTCCTTTAGTTGCCTACGGTGCGACAAGTACACCTGGATTTGGATGGGGTGTGACAGTATAATGAGAATAGATAATAAAAATAATAACCAATTAAATACTTTACTTAATGAAGTAAAAGAAAAACATGATGCGGTTAAAAAAAATCTTTTGGGTAAACTAAAAGAGATGGATTCTCTAGAAGAACAATATAAAAAAATATTAGGAGAAATTAAAAAAAGATATAATATATAACCATGAGTAGCCCATTTAATTTTAGAGGACGTAAATTTGACCTAACTAGAGAACATATTTTTTATTACGGTGAAGTAATAGATGATTATGATCCTTTAGGGACTGGAAGAGTTAGGGTAAGAATTAAACAACTTGATAAAGATTATAGTGATTCTGAGTTACCTTGGTGCTTTCCCTTAATGCCAAGATTCTTCAACGTAGTACCCCAAAAAGGGGAAGGAGTTAGATTATTAATGTACACGATTGATAAAAATAAATCCGACATTAATAGAAGTTATATCGGACCTCTTATTGGACAAGATCAACAACTCCATTTCCAAGACAAACGTACTGCCCTGGGAACCCAATCCGACGTTGGGGGGACTAACGCCCTAAAATCTACTGATTATATAAATAGTGCTAAAGGTGTATACGCTAGTCCATATGATGTGGCAATTCAAGGGAGAGATAATGCAGATATTATTTTAACCTCAGCAAAAATTGATTTACGCGCTGGTAAATTTGTGCCAGGAAATCCTGTAGAATTAAATAGAGATAATCCAGCGAGGATACAATTAATTCATGTTAATGATAAAGAAAGTGTTGCAACAATACTTGCAAACACCATAAACTTGGTTTCTTATACTGGACAAAATAACGGAGAGGGTACTTCCTTTAACAAACTACAAAATAATGGTCTTGATTCCTCTGGTTCATCATTACAAAAGTACTTGGGAGGTAATAGACAATTAACCCAGGATGGTCTCCCTATTGGAGGAGAACTACACCCTTTGGTTTATGGGGATAGATTAATAGAATTTTGTAAATTAGTACAAAAATTTGTTAGTAATCATACCCACCCTTATGGACAAATGGTTCCAGATGTGGCAACAGATGATAGTGATGGAATAACTGAAATTTCAAAATTTAATTTTAGTTCAATGATAAGTCATCGAATTAGAATTAATTAAGTATTTATTATTAAAGATTCATAGATGTCAATATATAGAACATATTTCACTGAGAGTAATACAATAATTAAAGGATTTTCCACGGGCGACACTCAAGCCCAAATGAATACCTCATTAAACCCTATTGTAGAACTATTTTATGGGGCTGGAACTGGAACGACAGTTTCTAACATAAACTATAGTAGGTTTATTTTTAATTTTGACTTATCAGGATTAGTTGATAGGATAAACAAAAAAGAAATAACACTTAGTGGTTTTACGGCGTCAACAGGTATACATAGTAAAGCAACCCATAAATTAAAAATGACTAATACTATTTTTAATAATAACGAATTATTAGGGAAAGACACTCTTTTTAATTCGGCTAGTCGTGCTAATTCTTTTGATTTAATTGCCTTTAAGATGGGTCAATCATGGGATGCTGGTACAAAATTTGATACAGCGGGGGTTAGTAATTGGTGTTATAGGAAAACTAATTATACGTGGTCAGGAAATACTTATGATGTACCTTTATCTACTTGTGGTATCTATACTGGTAGTACTGCCTTAACTTCAGCTAACTATTCTCGATACGCACTTTTTCCTTATAGTTGTTCCACCAACACTACCGCAACTACAATGGTTGCAACACAACATTTTAGTAGAGGAAATGAAGATGTAGATATGGATATTACTTGTGCAATAAATGATATGTTGACAGGTACCACCACAGCGCTTAATGGTTCATCCACACCAACTGGTGGATTAGTTACAGATATACATCAAGGTTTTGTAAATGGTGATTTTTTAACAGGTGTTAAAAATTATGGTATGGGGTTAGCTTTTAATCCCTTTTATGAAACAATACTAACAGATGAAAAAAGATATGTAGGTTTTTTTAACGAAAATACAAATACTTTTTTTGAACCTTACATTGAGACAACGTATGTTGATACCGTAATCGATGATAGAGAAAAATTCTATATGGGTAAAACAAATAGAGTATGTTTATATGTTAACGCCGGTGGTGCACCAACTAATTTAGATCGTTTACCTGGAGTTGTGGTTTATGATCAAGATGGAGATGTCTATGATAGATTTGTACAAGTAGACACCAATCATCTAAATGCTTCAGTTTTTACACCATATACTGAAGTTACTCATGTTACTACAGGAGTGTATTGTATAGATTTTTCCGTCCCAACTTCATGTGCTTGTCCCCTAACTCAATATAGTGATGTATGGAGTGGTTTAACAATAAATGGACAAGCAATCGATGACAGAACCCAATACATAACGATTAAAGATGAAAATGAATACTATAATATTGGTGGAGAAATAGACTTACCTAAATCATATGGTTTTTCAATATCAGGAATAAAATCTGATGAAAGGATAAAAAGAGGCGATAAACGTAAAATTATGGTAAGTGCACGTGTGCCATATACCGTTAATCATACTCAGGTTATTGATTCGTTGAAATATCGTTTATATATAAAGGACGGTACTAGTGAATATACTGTAATAGACTACACAGATGTTAATAGAACCCCTACACATAATTACTTTATTATAGATACTTCGTGGTTAATACCAAATACGTACTATATTGATTTACAACTTACTTCAAATCAAAAAGTAGAGACTTATGATCAGGAACTTCGATTCATAGTTAAAAATCAAGGGTTACCAGATAATCTTAAAAAAAGGCTAGTAAATTAATTTTCATTATAGAATAATTTTAGTATTCTTAACATATGAATATAAAATTATCCGACCACATTGGGAACACTCCCTTAATTCCTATCACTTTAGGTAACCTTACTGTTTGGGGTAAGGCAGAATTTATGAACCCCTCAGGTTCAGTAAAAGACCGTATGGCGTCTTTTATCATTAACAACGCACAAGAAAAAGGTTTAATTAAAAAAAATAGTACCATATGTGAAGCAACTAGTGGTAACAGTGGAATTGCTTTTGCTATGTTGGCAGCAGAAAGAGGTTATAAAATGGTTATAATCATGCCATCCAACATGTCTGAAGAACGTAAAAAAATGTTTAAGTATTATGGTGCCACCTTAATAGAAGTCGATGAAGGTGACTTTGATGGTGCTATTGAACTAAGAGATAATTTATGTAATGATAACGGATGGTTCAATTGTAACCAATTTCACAACCCTTTGAATATTGAGGCACACTATCAAACTACAGGACCTGAAATATATGAAGAGTGGTCTCTTCCTAAGATAAAAGGAAGTTTTAGAAGAATAGACTCACCTTCAGTTTTTGTCGCGGGTACTGGTACTGGTGGTACATTAATGGGAACTCGTAAATTTCTAAAAGAAAAATGGGAAGATATAAAAATAGTTGCTGTAGAACCCGCAGAATCTCCTGTAATGTCTGGAGGTGAACCAGGACTCCATGGCATACAAGGAATTGGTGATGGTAGTAAATTTTTAGTTGATTTAGATTTAGTTGATGAGGTAAGAGTTATAAAAACTGACTGCGCAAAAAGTATTGCAAAACACTTAGCAAAAAGATATGGTTTATTTATTGGTATTAGTGGTGGGGCCAATGTAATGGCAACTTTTCAGTGGTTACGTGATAATGATAAAAAAGAAGGTATAACAATTCTCTGTGATAGAGGAAATAGATATCTAAGTTGTTTATAAATAAAAAAACCCCTCCGAAGAGGGGTTTTTCATTATAAAGAGTAGCGAAAAATTATCTTAACTCATTAATACCAAATGTTACTACACCATCGACGTTGATAGTACCGTAGAATCTGTTGTTAACCATCTTCTTAGCGTATCTTGTCATTATACCTTTGATTGGTGCAAAGTTAAATGGATTATACATAGTAGGTGTAAGTTGTAACGGAACGTAAGGAGCGTATACATAACCAGTATCTAGTAATGATTTTCCTTTATGTCCAATTAATATCTTACCTGCTGGGAAGTAAGGATCTCTATATACAGTATATCTACCTGATAAAGAACCAATCTTCTCAATACCCATATTATAAGAATCTTGCTCTGGTGACGCGTTAGACACGTGGAAGTATTCTAAATCATCAAATATTGCAGAAACCTCAGCTGAACATACGATCCAGTTAGCTCCTCCTCTAAGAGTTGATTTATGAATTTGAGCAGATAATTGATTTACCGTAGTAATCAATGTTTGATTCCAATCTTTTTGAGTGTAAGCATTGTAACCTTGACCATTGTTAGATCTTCTCCAACCATTGTAGTCCCATCTTAACGTCCAAGCCGCACCATTTCTAAGGTCTTTCAAGATTTCTCTATCAATCTCAGCCGCAACTTGTTCTGATAATAAAGCTGTTAATTCAGCCTCAGCATCAATGTTGTGGAATGCAGACACGTCTTGTGCAAGTTCAGGAGACCAAGTAGCTCTTAGTTTTCTTTCTGTTACCGCTACAGTTACAGAATCTAATCTAAATGTTACTTCAGCCATGTTATCTTCTAACTCCATGTTAGCGTAAGATAAAACCTGAGCCACAAGTCCTAAAGCTGATGCAGTAGGTACACCCGCTGCCGCTATATAGTTAGCGTTGTTAGTAGCAGTAGAATCTGGATTACCATAACCTCTACCTTCAACAGTCGTACATGTTGGACATGCTGGACAACCAAAGTCAATCTCGATTAACATGTTACCTGTACCTGCGTAAGGTGCTATTGTACTTCCAGATACAAGACCTTGACCGTACTTTTGTGTTACTGTTCTGTACTTTAATGGAGTACCACCAGATATCAACGGCATATCTAAAGCCGGATCAGTTATCGTACCACTATCAGCTGTACCACCATTTAATTGGTAAAGAGCAGCTGTTGAGAAAGTATCAGCAGATGTATTACAAGAAACCATTGGTCCTGCAATTGCGTCTCTCGCAGCAGTTGTAGCACTTAAGTAAATTACTAAACCTGCTAAGAAAGCTTCAGTATCAGCTAATTGTCCATCAGGACCTACTAATGTTCCTGTAGTAGATAAGATAGAAGAAGAAATTAATCCTGTTACGTATCTGTTAGCTGGATTACTTAACGGTACACCGTTTGTATCAGTTCTTCCTGAGAAAGTTCCAATATTTGGGTAAGCTGTTGACGCCACTGTTGTAAGTCCACCTGGAACTACAGTTACTGGAGTAACAGTTCTTTTACCTCTTGATGCATCAAATAATCCTCTCGCTGGAGAAGCGTTATTTTCATAGAATTGGTCATATAAATCTACACCTGAAGGAGTAGAAGCATTGAATCCACCGTTAGTAGAGTCAAAACCAGGTCTGTTAGTAGATACCTCTGGTACAAAGTAGAATAATTTACCAATTGGTAAGTTTAACGCTTGTACTGATACGATATCGTTAGCCAAAAGTTTAGAGAATACTCTCCTTACGATTGGGAATACAACTGTTTCGAAAGAACCTGAATCAGTTGCTGTTGTTTGTTCGTTGATTAAGTAAGACGCTTGATTCTCAAATAATTGAGCAACGTTGTCTTTACTATAACCATTTAGGCCATCTAGGAATCCTAGTTTGTCCCATTTGTTAATTACGTCTTCACGGATAAGTTTCATTGAATTAGTTCCAATGTTTCCAACTTGTCCTGAGTTTAATAAATGTCCCATTTTAATTTATTTTTTTAATGTTTTACTTTATTTTATTCATAAGGTCCATCATTCTCGTCATTTGAGGATCCTGATAAACTTTATTTTCTCTTATAACACTATTTCTCTTAGTGTTTTTTATAGTTGATTCTTCTGTTATAACTTTAGTTCCTCCTTTACTTACCATAGCTTCTTGAATTGGTTTCTTAGAAACCATTTCTCCTGATAATTTTTTATATAAGGATTTTGATTCTTTTAATGAATTAACTTCATCAAAACGAGAAAGAATGTTTAACTTTTCTTTTTTCGTTGTAGAATGCTCAGTAAACAATTTGGTTGTGTAAGCTAAATTCGAATTGAACACTGCCACTTCGTTTAACTTTTCTCTAAATAATGAAAGAGCTTTTTTATACTCTTCATTTTTTGATTTAAGTTTTTTAACTTCACCTCCATAGGTAGTAACCGCAGCTTTTAACTGTTTATTTTCCTTTATGATTCTTGATGGTACATGAGCTCTTCTTGATTCTTTAATCCCGCTCTTTTTTGCGAGATCCTTATTTGGTATAGCTCTTGGCTTATTAAGCCCTTTTCTTTGTCCTGAAGATCCACGTCTTCCATTTTGATAAGTTCTGTTTGTCCCCTCTTCGATTTCTTCTTCTTCGAAGTCATCCAATTCGATTTCATACATCTTCTCATCTTTCATTTCCATATGACGTTTTTTACCATACATTTCATCCATGTCTTTCATTTCATTCATATAGTCATCAGGTTCTCCTTGATCACCATGTGAAGCTCCAGTTTTGCCGTGATATCCTTTATCAGTCCCTTTGTAGTTTTTATAATCACTACGAGTTTTTGATTGGTCACCCTTTTTGGCTCCACCTTCTTCCATCATGTCGTCATCCATCATTTCATTCATGTCATCATCCAATTCAATTTCGTAAATTGGTTCATTCTGTTTCCCTTCAGAAACATTCTTAATTTCATACTCTTCGTTACCATCTGTAAGGGTTACGCCATCTCCAGTTTTTACAACTTCGATTTCGTCTTCTGGTCCCATTTTCTTAAACACTTTCATTACCTCATCATCTGATGAAGCAGTAAGGTCTAACTCTACAGCGTCGCCGCCCATGTCCATGTCCATATCCATATCTATATCCATGTCGTCGTCTGTAACACCTAACAATTCTTCTGAATCCATTTCAATCTCATCAACTTCGTTGATAGATTCTTTTACTAGTTCGTTAATTTCTTTCTTCAAAACCGAAGGAAGTATTTCTTTTGCACTCTCCTTTACTGATTCCTCGATAGCTTTCGCTTCAAGAAGAGCCTCTTCTACTAAAGATTTTTTTGCCATTTGACTAGTTTTTTTTTAATCTTATTATTAATATACGCAAAAGCGCAAAGAACTCCTTAGGGAGTTTTTTAATAAATATGCCTCATATACCCAAAAAGCCATATTAGTCTGAAAATTTGTCAGTTAAGTTTAACGATAGTAACCTCGTAATTCTGTGGGTCCTATAATGTACTCTCGATTCTTAAGATTCATCATGTCTGCTCGAGCCATTTTTTCTGCTAGAATCTTATCTTTTTCTGGGTCTCCTGAACTAGGTAACATAGCATCATAATAAACATCCACAAAATATCTAACTCTATCTCCTCTCTGAGTTTCGTCAAATACTTCATCTAAATCTACTTCATCTAAATCATAGTTTGGATCGTAAAATTGTTCTGGTAGTCTAGGTCCCTCTTCATTTTCATCATCACTAAATAATGAATCTTCATCATAGAAATAATCTGAATTATACCCTGGTAACTCTCTCCAGTTATCTGGTCTATCATCAGGTTGCTCAGATAATAACCCTAACTCTTTTTTTATTTTCCCTCTTAAACTCATATTAACAAGCTGACGCATTTGATGATGAACAATTATGAGTATTCATTAAATCTTGAACCTCATCATACTTACACTGTATTTGGTTCATCCAATTAGGTCCCATTTGTTGACCATTTATCATACCTGTAGAAAGTGCGTTACCCCAAAGTGTCTCCCTTTGACAAAGGAATTGACAAGGTTGGTTTGGATTTTGGGAACTAAAGTTAGGTAAACTTGTAAAGTTATTTAACCAGTTACTATAATTTGGCCAAGCTGACTGGTCACAACCTGTTGTTGATGTGTTAGGACATGGTACGATAGGGAAAGTCATCTGTGGTACTTGAGCAGCTGTACCAACTTGTAATACCTTCCAATTGGCTAATTGAGCTCCAGGACCTCCCGCTGGTGCTTCAAATTCATCCCCAATTACTGGTGTTCTTACAGTTCCATTATCATCTACTAACATATTCATGAAAGAATTCTGACTTCCAAAAGGAGTACCATCACACAACTCAACTGTTACATAAGCTGGAGTTGGGGCCGCACTACATTGTGCATTACAATCAGCTTCTGACGTATAAGGTCCTGTAAAATATGATTGAGGTTGATTTGGAGATTGTGCACAATTACCACCGTTAGGATTAACATAAGCACCTGTTGGATCACACCACCAGTCTCCTTGAGATTGTGTTTGGGCACATGGTTGGACATTAGGGTTATAATAAGGTGATATATTTTGTGCATTTGCTCCCTGACCATTTGTGTCACAAGCGGTAACTACTGTTGCCGATTCAGGAGGAGTAGATAAACCATAAGCACTACAACTATTTATTTGGTTTCCTGCCCCCGTACCTGTCATTCTATAAGTTTGACCTTGGTATTCTACAAAGACTATAGGTCCGTCTGCCATATTATATGGATTACCGCCACTATCAGTTACATTTAGACATAAATTACTAAAAGCTAGATTTTGTTGATTTGAATAAGGAAGTGGACCCATACCACAAGCTTGGGCAAGACCCGCATTATGATTATCACCACAACTATATAACTTTGCATGTCTAATAATTCCTGGTCCCCAGTCTTGAACTTGAGTTTGTTCATTTAATGATATAACATCATCACCCATTAAAGTCATAGGTTCCATTTGTGGTTTGTTGTCTGACCTACAAGAATTTGATGCTGCGCACCAATGATGTCCTGGAGGACAACCACCTGGACCCATATCGCCAGCTTCTTTATATTGGTCATGTTCAAAAGAATCATTAACACTATCCATCATTTGGTCTATCTTTGCCAAGTGACTTTCCATCCAATCATCTAATACCTCATCTCTTTCTAACTTATTATAAACGTTTTGTGCTTTATTTGAAATACTGTGTAATTGTGACGCTGCCATATAGGAATCTTCACTTGTTTCTTTTGCTTCTCCACATCCACAACCTTCCTTAAGTTTTTCCTTACCTTTTACTGGTCCACTTTTCATATTTAACGATGGTGGTGGTGGAGTCCCTTTTAATTTGTTTACGTCTGATTTTGGCACCCACCCGTTAGAGGTTAAAACATCTCCATGGATACTCGTCATTAAAATTTCCCCATCATATTGTATTCCTGTGTTTCCCTTTTCTTTCTTCTTCTCTTCTTTTTCTCCCCCTCCTGTTGGTACTCCTAATCCACTACACATAGTATAGTCACTAAAAGAACCTTGAGTTTCTGTTACGCAGTTACCCCCACTTACACATCCGTGATATGCGTTTTCTCCACCACAACTAATGGCAGCTGTACAATAACCTTCATGGTCACAGTTAGGGGCCTCTGTTAATAACCTACCCTCATTTAATTTTTTTATATGATCGTATTTTGATTTTCTAGTTCTATAACTCATGATTTAATCTTTTAAGAAATTTTTAATTGTTTTATTCAAATCTGACTCCATTATTTTTTGGGGTTTAACAGATTCTACGTAAGGTTTAGCTTCGTCTACTTGATTAAATAAATAAGCTCCAGGGGTTGAAGGTGAAGAAACCAAATCAAAACAGATTAATTCAAAATCATCTTGTACCATATTTTGTCCATTTACACTTTGTAAAGAACCGACTCCTCTTGAGGATATACCTAATTGTACACCGTGTCTTAGTAGATTAGCTGCTAAATCTCCGGGTGTTGTTGTAACTCCTGTATTTTCATAAGCAGGAGATGTAATTAAAGTTAACTTCCCCATTAGTGTATTTCCGTCCCACCAAGTTTCGTCTAATTTGTGAGATGTTCTTTCTAAATCTATGATTGACGAGTCTGGATGGTTTAACTCGGAAATAGCTCTACCATTTTTTATCACCTCTTGGTGTTTATCCACTTCGTTTCTAAGAATATTTTCTGGATAAATTCTTCCATTTCTGTTTTGAACTCCACATTTTTGTAGTACAGCAACCATTTGAATCGGACCATAGCTTGTTCCGACTTCATTCATCTCTTTTATAATTTTTTTATTTTCCGTGATTTGGGGTGATATATATCCGGAGTCTTTTTCGACTAAAAGTCCATACCCCACTTCTCCTTCTTTAAGTAATTTAAGTTCCATACTAATAAATATTATTTTTATAATAAATATATCGTAGTAAATTAAAACCCACGATTAAGCGGGTTTTATATAATGAACGTGGGGTTAATTTTTCTTTTTACTGTTATAGGTGAAATTTTCATCTATTTCAAACACTTCTCCTATTAACTTTGTAGAAAGCCATTGTAATTCCATAATTACAGAAGGGTTATTTATTTTTCTAAGATTTTTTTGGAATAGAGTCACTTCACATGACATAAATGATTTTTTATTTTTTATAATTCCTGATGAACGTAAATCAAAATCTAATATTATTTTTTCTTTATTAAAACTTTCCGACGGTACAGTCGAATTTAAGAATCTTTTGATATTCTTTTTTATTTTATTTAAGTTTGGTTGGTAGTCCTCGATATCTTTGGTTGGTTCTACCCAACTAGATAGAATTAAATACAAAGTTCTAGGTTCTTTATTATTTACTGTCCCTATTCTTACATTAAAGGGTTTTTCTGTTTTTAGAGCTAACTCTTTTCCTAATTTCATTTCTCATGTTCTTTTCTTCAAAGTGTTATTAATAGTTAATAATAAGAAATATAATCCAATAAAAAAACCCCGAGTAGGGGTTTTCTTATCTATTAAAGTTTATGTTTCCACATTTGTTTCATCCTCTTAAGTTCTTCATTTATAGATCTACGTTCTTTAAGTTTCTCCTTTTTTGGTTTTGAAAGTTTTTTTGGTGGTTCCGGATCAATTAAATCAGGGTCACTAGGTGGTGGAGGTGTTGGCCCTCCAGTTAACGGAGGCATATTAAGATTTGGACACCCACATGAATTTGCTTGACACTGTGCCCATTCTAATTGTTCTGTTTTTCTATTTATTTGTACTTGGGTTAATGGAGAACCATTACCAGCAACACCTGAATTTAATTGGTCTGTTACCCAATTAACCATAGCTTGGAAGTGTTGACATCCATTAGCGTTATATCCACTCTCTCTTTGAGCTAACATATTTTGCCAAGAATTTTGTCCCCCAGTATTTAAGTGTTGTTGTGCACAAGGACTACTCCACGAAAAGTCACAACCCGCACTAGGATTATTATTAGTACCTGGACACCCTCCTGGTATAACTGGGAAGTCTTGCACTCCATATGGTGATGTAGTTGAAGGGTCTATCGCAGTTATTTCATAAAAAATAGGCTGTCCTGTTGACCCATAAGTATTTCCTACATCGATTACACTTCCCATATCATTAGCGGTATCTGGAAGATTTCCATTTAGAGTAACACAAGGCCACGTAGCCGTTGATGTTGGATCATCACATACCACTGTAGATATACTCATACATGTTGCCCCTGGATTACCGCCACCACATTGACTATCACAAGCAGTTTGTGTTGGATAAGGTCCGGTTGCATAACCTGGTTGAGGATTTGTTGGTGATTGTATACAAGGACCTGGTCCTGCGACTCCTGTTGGACACCACCAATCACCTTGCCACGCTCCTCCACAAGCTAGGTTAGGGTCGTTTACTAGAGGGAAGTTTGGTGTTCCACCGATAGCATTCATAGGTATTAAGGTACAATCAGTTCCACATTGTGGACCACCTGGTACATTTTGACACCAAGGTGAATTAGGCCCTATTTCTTCTACTATTGTTGGAGTATTATTAACACAGTCATAACATGGTGTTATAGTATTTCCTTGTGTTGCATTTACCCAATCTGCTTCACAATCAGATTGTGTTGGGTAAGGTCCTGTAAAATATGATTGTGGTTGATTTACTGATTGCACACACATGTTTGATGAAGGATTTACGGCATTTGGGTCACCCCACCAAGATCCTTGGTTTTGTTCAACCATTAAACCCTTTGTTTTGTTATGTGATACCTCAAAAAGTTTATTAACCTTTTCTATGTGTTCTCTTTTGTTAAATCTTTGTCTTCCCATTTTTTAATTTTTTATATTTCCTCTTCAGAATAATCATATTCATGAGTTACTGTAGTTTTACTTGGTGCTTCTTCTGCTGGTGTCTCACCATTCGGTGAAAATCCTTCAGCAGCGGTAAAACCTAATCCTGCCATTACAATCCATTGTAATGAATTAAATATATTTTCATCAATCGTGAAGTCCCAAAATAGATTTGAGACATATCCGATTAACATAAATAATAGACAAATAAAGGTAACAAACCTTTTACTTGATACTTTACCGTCTCCGCTTAACATGTTTTTGAAAAAATTCATAATTTTAATTTTTTAATTAGTTCCAGAAAATTAACTTTCCTATTATTCCAAGTACTGCAACCCAAAGAGACCATAGTACCTTTCCAGTTGATTTTCTAAACTGTGTATTTTTATTTACTCTTGCTACCGTTCCATTATCTGGATTTAGTAGAACTTTTTTTATCATTGTTATATCTTCTTGCATTTTTGCCTGTCCGTCCTTTAAGTGAATCATATCATTCTTCACTAATTTTATCTCACCGTATACTTGTTCGTTTGTTAATCTAGCCATTTTTTATTGTAATCCTGAAATTAAATAATGTAGTTTACTAATATCATTTACTGAACTCTCAGCAATAAAATTCATACCCAACACTTTATTGTACGTCTTTTTAAGATTAACGTGTAAAGAAGCTTCATCGTTATCAACTATTTTTTTCTGTAGTAAATTTTGAGCCATCTCCTTATAATCTTCAAATATCCTTTCTTCTCCCTCCTTACTTTCCAAAATTACCTTTAATATTTTTTTATCTGCCTCAGATAAATCTTTATATTTTTGGTTATATTTTTTACTTACGATTTTACTCATTAAAGCAATTGGTACTGACGGTGCATCGTTTTTGGTTTTTAATTCATTTTTAATTAAATTTTCTTTAACCATTACTTTAGAAGTGTGTATTGAGTTAACATTCTTAGATGTGTTCATTAAGAAATATAAATTAGAAATTGACTCATTTATTTCTGAGGGAATTACTTTCGCTCCTAATTTATTACAAAGACTTTCTAACTTACCATTAGACGATATAATTTGTTGGGGGGTATAGACTCTAAGTGAATCGATGTTTTCTTTTATGTAGTTTGTGGCATATTTTTCTTGAACATGAGAATTTTTAAGATTGTCATACACTGTGAACTGATCAGATAATATTCTATCTGTTTTAATGACTTTAACACATTCTTTTATTAATGCACTACATTTCTTTTTGTTGGTGCCAAACTCTTTAGAGGCGGCTTTATAGATTGAGTCTAATAAATCTCCGAAATTTTTCATACAGTACGTTTTATATAATAAATATAAAACTATTCTAAAAGTTTATCTAAATTTTCTTTTAGACTTGCAATATCCTCTTTAATTAAGTAACTTCTATTATTGACTTGATGTTGTGGTTTAGTATCAGTAGTGACAGTTTTAACTAAATTATCGTAATTTTGTAAAGTTTCTGCCAAATCTTCTGGTGAATCATCTGGTTCTACTGCCATGTCTCCCCCCATTGGTGGTGGCGCTCCGCCTCCTGCTGGTGGTGGTGTAGTTGGAGACCCTCCGGTGTCACCAGCATCCACTCCTGCATCTTCTCCAGTATCACCATAAAGTCTATCCACTTCTTTGAATATTCCTGTTTGTTTAATAACTTCTGACGTGTTTTCCATTTCAGCAGCAGCTGCCTTTTCCATTCTTTGTCTTTCTAAGTCTAAAATAATTTCATCATCACTAAAACCTAGTATATTCTTTTTTGCCCAAGTCATAGATGTGGCCGCGAAACCATTACCAGCATCCGATACCGAATCTCTATATAATGCCACTTTGGATTGGAATTGTTCTATTTTTAACATTTCTGCTTGAGTAGAAGGATTATTAAGTCTTAAACTAAAGTTTTCCAGTTCTTCGTCAAATCCTAGGATATATAAATGTACTATTGCAATTTTATTAAGTTCTTGTACCATAGATTGTTGTACTCTATTAATGGTCCTTGCAAATCTTATATCTTGTAATGCCAAATTCTTTCCTTCTCCAGATGGTTCCTCAAAACCTAAAAATGGTTTTGGTATCCTAAGTGCTGACAACATTTTCTTTTGTATATACTCAATGTCAGCAATTTGATCAAGATTACCAGCACCTGGTAATGTCTCAATAGGGTTAGCAGCACCATCATTACGTACTGGTACAAAAAAGTCTTGGTCTACTGCCAAGGCATTATACCTTAAATCGGCTTGTCCAGTAGCTTGGTCAATAGCGTGATTTCTCTTAAAGTTATTTGCGATTTTATTAACATATGCCTGTACATCTTGGTCATCAATATTACCAACGTTTATTTTGAAGACTCTTCTTTCCGGTGCTCTAGTTACACGATATATCATCATAGCATCTTCAGACAATAATAACTGTTTCCATATTCTTCTTACTTTTTCCAATAAAGAAGTTCCATAAGGTAATCTTCTATCGTCTCCTAATAATCTAAAATGGGCTACCTCCCATGCATTAAATGAAATACTTTTATTCCTCCATTCGAATTTAATATTTTTATCCTTCTCATTTTCTCCTTGTACCCCATAAGAACCTACCTTTTGTTGGGTTAGGTAACTACTTTCATCCTTTCGCTCAATCTCGATATTAGGTAGTTGAGAAGCTCCAATAATCCCTAATTTAGGGTCTATTTTTAGATAAACAAAATTATCACCATACTTACAAGTATTTCTCGTCCAAGCCGGTAAAACGGCATGTAAATCTAAAACTTTTGTAAATAGGTTAGTTAAAATATCTTTAATTCTAGATGATTCTGATTCCACAGTAAGTAGATGACCTCTTTCATCTGGTGTACAACTTTCTTCCGAATATATATCTAGAGCCGCTGCGATTTCGGGAGTAAACTCCATGGATTCAAAATCATAAAACGATGCCAATCTAGTGGTTTCATAATAGATAGCTTGATTATAGAGTTCACTATCTACCTTATTCCACTGATTACGCATAAAGGCAGTTTGTTGAGCCTGTAGTTTTGCCTGTTCAAAATCTGCTTTATTTGTTGTCTTTAATAAAACCTTATTAGGATCAACATTGTAATTTTGAATTGGGGACCTCCTTGTTGCCCCAGCACCAAATACCTGCTGTAGTCTTTGATATATTGTTAAGTTATCTTCTGCCATTATTTGTTCTTTGTATTATAAATATCTTATATTAATTATAAACTAAAAAAATAGAAAGTTAAACCTTATTACCTATTACCTCTTCCCATTTTCCCAAATAACCAACCATAATCTTTATATATCTGTCCAGGAGTGGGATTCTGGGGACGAAATGGATCAAATGGATTAGCCTTATTGGGGTTAGATGGGTTGGTAGTGGCGTAGGTAGTTGATGAGTTGAACTTTTCAGACTGAGGTTTAATGTCGTCAATATTTTTATTAACTGAAGTATTTGTTACCCAACTATCCATAATTGCCGCAGACTTATTTTTATTCTTTTCAATTTCCTTAAAGGTGGTATTAGCAACATACAAGGCCATCGCCAACCCCCATAAAATATCATCGTGGTAACCAACCATATGATCTGGTCTTCCATTTCTAAAAATAAAGGTAGTCATTTCTGCTATCGCTCTTTCAGAACGTATCTTAACCCGATTAGTCCTAATAGATTCCTCTAATTCACTAACTACTATTCTTCTATTAGAGTCGATATTAAAACCTGGATTTTTATTTTTGTCTCCGTTAGGATAATGTAATTGTCCATAACCCATTTCCTTTAATTTTAGGGATGTAGGTAATCCTACACCACCAGTAATATCAATGACAACGTAAGCATTATAACGACGACCCACTAACCAAACAAATTCAGCTAATTCATCAGGAGGTAACTTACCATAATACTCTGCGACTTGTTCTTCACCTTCCTCACAATCTAAACATATTACAGCAAAAGCACTAAAGTCATCTGACTGTCCGGTTGAGACATCAACCCCCATCACATACTTGTGATTTGGTGCTGCGTCCTTCCATATCCATAAGTCTTTGTATATACCTTCCTTTCTTATAGGGTCTCTTCTATTTTCTTTATCTTGTAATTCGATCCATTCTTTATCTATAACAGTTTCTCCAGAACCTAGAAAGTCACAGTTAATCTCCTGATTGACTAGTCTCATATTCCCATTCATTTGTCTAATCATTTCCAAATACCATGGGGAACTAGGGGAGTACCCCTTCCTAATATACTCAAGGTACTTTTCTAAATCCTGAGATTCGTCGTGTATAGTTTCATGATCCTCTTTTTCCCATTTTAATCCCTTATTAAATCTAGGGTCCTCATACCACCTCATCTCTACGATGTTAAAATCATTTTCATTTTTTTTAGCCCCATCATAAGTGGCGTGGTATATTTCATCATACCCATTAGGTGTTGAGACTAGGATGGCATCACCCCCAGTTGAAAGCGAAGCTTGACACGCCGCCCAAACTTCTTGTCCACCCTCAATAAAGGCAGCCTCGTCCAAAATTAAAAGAGACGGTGTATACCCCCTTAAGGCATCGGCTGAAGTCGCAACCGCTTTTATCTCACAACCGTTAGTAAATTTTACGTGTTGTTTAGAGTTAGTATCACCAATATCTACAGATATCCATTTAGGTAATTGTGAATGAAAAACTTTAGCTTTATTAAGAAATTCCATTGCTGTTTCTCTTTTATTGGCAAGAATAAGTACTTTTTGTGGGTTCTTACTATCTGCGAAACATACTAACCATGTAATATAAGCGGCGGTTAATGTAGATATACCAGCTTGTCGATATTTTAAGACAATATTATACCTATTTTCTTTATAGGCTCGTATCGCATCAAGTTGTTTAGGGAAAGGTTGGAATTTGACGTAAGTTTGTCTAGTCTTATCAAATGTTTCTAAATAATTTTCAATAAAGTATGCTGGGTCAGCTTTACACTTGGCCCAAATCATCATTGTTTCTAATTTTGGATTTTTCTTCGTTTCTCCCATATATTATAAATATAAGAGACTTAAGAACACTTATAAATGGTCTACTGGTCTTTTAAGAATTGTAACTCATCCGGTGTTAATGAATCCATACCACCATCTGAAATTTTATCTAGAATAGTGTCAATGTCTAATTCTATTGGTCCTCCACCCATTTCACTACCAGCTGGGAATAAGTCTGAAATATCTATATCGTCCATTGGTTCTTCTAGTGTTGTAACATCTTCTTCTTCATATTCTCCTGTTGCGTCTTCGTATTCATCTTTTTGTATATCGTCCTTAATTCTTTTCGCCAAATCAACCATCATTTGTTTTCCTTTTTCACTTCCTGATTGTATTTCTTTCATAAAATCTAAAAATTGTTTGGCTGGCATTTGGATTATTTCACTATAAAGATGGTTTTTGACATCGAAATCATCTGCACCGATAGCATCAATGAATCTCTCCCATAATCCTGGTCCTAATCTTAAATCCCACATTTCATCTTCTAAAAAGTCTGTTTTATCCATAACCTTTTGTCTTAATTCTTTATCACCTGGTAAACCATGTAAAGAAAGATATTCCATAACTCCTTTATGTAATTCATGGACCAACACAGGGAAAGTCATTCCCTTTGCCACAACTGTAGGTGGGGTAGTAGACAAATCAATCTTCTCTTTTCCAAATACTGGTGCTCCTTCTCCACCACCAGCTCCCATCATATCTGGCATAATCCAATACATAAGGTCATTCGCGGAAATAACAACCCCATATAAATTCATAAGGGTAGGGTCAATTGAGTTGAGTTCATCACTAACCATATGATATAGATAAAGTGCCTTTTTTGCAGACCCTTGCATCATTGAGTTTATGAAACGTCTTTTTGCCACTTCTAGATCCAATTCTTCTATATGTTCTAATGTTTCCTCCTCTTGCTCTAAAGACTCTTCTTTATTTTTAGGTTTTTGTTTCATATCGTCTTTCGATAACTTTTTCATTCCAGTTATCTCAACATCAAACTGTAAGGAACCTTCTGGAACATTTAAGTCTTTAGTCACTATCTCTACCGCTAAGTCCTCTAATCTTTGTTTATTAGAAGCTTCTATTCTTAATGTATTTTGTAGAGATTGCATCATCATACCCTGTAATCCCATTAAATTTTGCATGTCAGTGGCATTCCCCTGAATGCCTGTATGTCTTTTGAACGTATCTACTACATCCTTAAATCTTTGTGAGGCGATTAATTCTTCATAATTATCATATACTTCGTCCTCCCCTACTTTTGGAAAAGCTGGGTGGTCTTTACCAAACGCAGTGTCCTGAGTCGACAACTGTCTCTCGATATTGGGGTTAATTCTTTCTGGTCTGTCTTCGTAATCTATTGGCACTTCTTGTAAACTTTGTTTATTTTCCGCTAATTTACTAATAATTTTTTTAATTTCATCTAAATTTCTAGGTTTTTCTGTGTAAGGACCAGATTGTTTAGTCAAGTCTTTTTTCTTGTACACTTTTCCTTTAGTTCCACCTCTGGTAGTTAACTCAGATAAGTATTCTAATAATTTTCCTTTTTTCATTTTTGGTTTTTTCATTTCACTTAATCCCATTACGTTCATATGTGCTGGACGAGGAACGTCCGAGTACATTTTATCTCTAGGTACATCACCTAGACCAAAGCCTGGATTTGAATTTATACCCCACACTTGTATCTCTTTAACTTTCTTCTTTTTCTTTTTCTTTTTTTCCGGTAATTTACTAAAATCTTTAGTATCGTCCCCAAACTCTTTTGCCCATTTTTTCCATTTTTTACCTTCTTTTCCTTTTTCATTTGCCTTTGCGTGAAAATATCTTGCCTGCGCTTTGGATTTGAATTCCTCTTCCATGTTTTGAGATGGGGTTTTTTGAGTTTTTGGGTCGTCGTATCTTGAACATTTCTTCTTACATTTTTTCATACTTTTGTAACATGGGTCTATACACTCGGATGATCGTTGTTGCATATGCATACAGCGTGACTTATTAAACGCATTACCTCCCTCCCAAACATCATACTCAAAACAACAATAACATGAAGCCCATTCCTTCTCTAACAACAAATTATTTGCCTCTTCTCCTTCTGTAATCTCCTCAAACCCTAAATCATCAATATCATACATATGTTTTTCTTCGTCATCACCTCCTGTTGATGTTGGCTTTGCATGAACAACATTTGGGTCTTGGGGTCCAAAATCACCAATTACCTCACAATCCCATCCCATCCCATTGTGTCCAATGGGTGATCTACAATAACATCCGTGTGGAAAAACATTCCCCCAATACTCACACCAAACCTCTCCTGTTGCACAAGGTGTTCCCTTAGTATGAGGGTAACAATTCTGAATTTCTTTTAATAAACGAGGAGAGGTACCTTCTTCTAGTGTATTACCATAATTTACTCTATATTTTTCTTCTTCTATCTTATTACTACACTTTGTAACTTTAATCTTCATACCATTCACCTCTTGTACCTTATTTACCCATTCACTACAATCATCCATACATAAATCCTTAGTGTCTTTACATGTTGAATCAGATACTTGGTACAAGGTTCCGTTTGAACATTTACACTCATCCCAGTTACCTTCACTTTCTTCCATTATACTTTCTGGGTCTTCACCTAGCTCAGCACCATCACTACTAAAATTATATGCTCCCCATTGAGAATCTGAGTCTCCATAGAATGTAGTAAACCCTTCATCCTCCAATTCAGGCTCAGATCCTAAAGGTCCGTGACTTTGGAAGTTATAACTACTATCGTCCCCATAACTCACATCAGCATATCCACTTTGTAGACCTGACATACTATCTTCTGTAAGTGTTGCGGATATTTTCGCAATTCTTCTATTAAGGCTACCCATTTCATTAGTTAAACTTTGTATTTGTTTTTCTAATTTAGTTTTTTCCTTCTCTTGTTCGGGTGTTAAAGGTTGTGGTGCTTGTTCCGATACAGTGTCTTTTCCTGCTTCCGTATCTACACTTTGGAAATTCTTCAAGGCCTTATTTGCATTATCAATTCTTCTATTCAATGAATCAGAAACTTTCTTCTCCTTTTCAGAACTATAGGACTGATATTCTTCTTTTTCTTTATTTATGTTCTCTAATTCTTCTTGTTTATCTTTAAGTTTTTTTGAGTCTGCTGCGTTTTGTTTAGCTTCTTTTTCTTGTTTTCGCATTGCAACAATTTGACTCTTTAGTTGGTTAACTTGATCCTTAAGGGATTGATTCGGGTCTGCAGAGGATACTTGTTCCAAAATTTCTTCTATCATTTCCTCTCTTTCCATTATTGCTTGTTGATTTGCATAGTCCCACATTTGGTCGAGTATTTTTTCTGCACTAGTAACAAGTCCTTGGAAATACTCCAACTCCTCCTTTTCCATTCTTGCGTTTTTGGCGTCTTCTATTTGTTTATAAATGGTTGATAGTTGTTTTTCAAGATCTGATATTGTACCACCAGGTGAAGACTTAAGTGATTCTAACTCAGCTTTAGCTTGATTAATTTGAGCATCCAATTGTTTTATCTGACCACCCATTCCACCAGCTTGTTCCAATATTCTATGTAAATTTCTTAAACCCATATTTAATCTAGTTGGTTTTTTGTTTCTTTAACTAGTGTTAAAACTAAATCCCTAGTATATAACTTATTTGATACCGATTCTAAAGTTTCTCCATAATGAAAGGCCAAACGTTTAATGTCCTCCATACCTTCAAAATCTTCTGCAATATGTTCCCACCCTAAAGCAATAATACCATCAACTGAATCATAAACACCAAAGTAATTAGACTCTTGAACAACATTCATTACGATTTCTTTTGTGGTTAAAGACCCAACATTTTTTATAAATTGTGTTTCGGGTGGTGATGGATGTCCGTCAGCGGGAACCTTATCCCAAGACTCCCCATCAACTTGGTCTAGGTATTCTGAAGTAGTAAAAATAAACTCATAGAGATTTTCACCTCGGTAATTCACTCCCATTTTGTTTATATAACAAAGGTGCATTTCCATGACAATATATTTTATTTATTTCCTAAATAAGAATCAACAGTTTTTTCAACAAACGATCTTAAAGTTCCTGCGATGTCTCCACCTCGTTCCTCACTATCACCATCTCCATAAAGCATATCTTCACTTACCTCTTCATCTTCAAAATCTTCAAATCCAGATAAGTCTAACTCATCATCCATCCCTGTGTCAAGCCCATCAATCTCCATCTCAGTGTCATCTTCCTCTTCTGGTGCCCCACCTGGCATTCCTATTTGTGGTGTGTCAGGAGTACCAAACTCTTCTTCGCCAGTACCTGCGTTTTTAACTTTTTTGATTATATCTAATTTATCTTCATCAGTTAATTCACCTAAATTAAGTGCTGAAAATACAGAATTAACAACATATTTAGTTAATTCGGTATCAACCAAATTTTGGTCCTCTCCTTGTCTTAAGGCTTGTCCTAATTTACCAGTTAAAGATTGTATTTCTTTTTCTGGTGATTCTTCGCCTCCCCCTAATTCTCTTTCTATGGAAGAAACTTCAGCATCAAAATCTATTGCTCCACTTGGGGGTGCCGCAACATCATCTGTACTAGTAGGTCCTGGTAAAGACGGTTCTTGAATATCTACATCGACATCAACTTCTGGTCTTGGTGGTTCAGGTCTTGATGGTGCACCATCTTTTTTAACTAATCCAGGTCTCGCCGCCCTTGCCGGTGCTCCTCCTTGTGGTGGAGTTGGAGTTGCTGGTGCTTGTGGTGCCATAGGTGGTACTGGTGCATCAACTTCTGGTGGTGGTGCTTGTTCTAATTTAGTTCTCTTTGGTACTTTTACCACATATTTTTTTTCTTCAAATAAATTAATTCCTTCTTCATAATTTTGGTATACTTCATTTAGAGATGAAAATAAAAAATTCATTTGTTTGAGAGCTCCCGAATAAGATTTATGTTGGTATGTCTTTTTATTACGTCTTCCATCAATATGAACGTATCCACGAGGGGTGGACTCCATTACATAGTAATGAGCATTTTCTTTTACAATACCGTAAGCCGTCCCATTAGGGGATTCGTATTCTTTTAATATAGTAGTGGGTGTAGAATTTTTAGGAGATTTTATATTCATCATCTCTTTCATTCTTTCTATTTCACTTTTTCCTTTTAATTTTTTCATTTCTATTTTTAATCTTTAATTATAATGATTATGTCCCAGGGTTAGCCATTGGTGGTCTACCACCTATTATTGTTTCCCCATAATTTCTATATGGAGGGGTCGTCTCACCTGAAATTGCAAATGGTGCCCTACATGGGTCATTACAATAACACATTGAAATTACATTGTTATTTGGATCAACTCCAGCAATATCATATCCAGTGTGGTCCCAAGCAAATTGTTGACCCTTTTTTCCTAATTGTATTCGTATATTTGACCCAGAACCATCTAAAGTAGTCGTGAGAAAATTATCGTCATCTAAACTTGAGTATAGGTGAGTACACACATATCCACTATATAGTGCTCCTGGTGAGCTAACTGTTGCACCATTTTGGTAGGTTGTACCCGTCGTTAATGCCATTAATTCGTTTGTCTTCACTAATAGAGTAGGTATTCCTGAATTTAAGTTGTTCATTTGTTAATTCTTTTTATATAAATATGTTTATTTCTTGTTATATTCCTTTATGGTCATCTTTTCATCGTAGGAGTCTTCCTTCATATCATTTAACCTTCCAATATAACCACTTCTACGTAATACTTTGAATACCAAATTTTCTATTGCGTATTCTCCACCTTCGTCTAATCCCCTAGTCCTATACTTCTTTAATTTTTCTTTAAGTTTATCAACCAAAGATATGACCTTATCGTACTTTCCTTTACGGTAAAATTTCTCAATATTGGTTATCTGTTTTGCCCACGATTTAGATTTTTTATAGACCTCATTTTTATCTATCGTTACATTTTCTTTTTTAGGTTCAACCTCCCACTTATCATTCTCAACTGAATACACCCCTGTAGAGTGATGAGGCTCTCCAGAATCCTGAGCATAAACCTCAACATCGAAGTCTTTAATAGTTATATCATGTCTAGTATTCCAAATAGTTTTTTTCATATTAAAAAAATCCTCAACTAATTCATGATCAGCATCTACATCATCATAATTAATAATAAGATGTAAATCAAAGTCTGAATATTGTGAATAATTGTAATTTGCGAGACTACCTGTAAGTGTCACATCTAAAAGGGGGATATCTAATTTTAAGAATTCGTAAAAGTCATTAGAAATTTCTAATAACCTTTCTCTTATTTCGGGTTTCATTTTATAACTTTCACCGTCTTTATCCCATACTTCGGGTGATAAGGTGTTGTTATTTTGTAGAGTACTCGATGATGCTTTATTTAAGTCAGTATTTTCCATATAATATAAATACTAAATAAAAAGCGTTATTACTCCTTATTTTTTTCTTCTATCAACATTTGAATATGCTCAATTAATTGTTGTGTATTAACATTTACTACTTTAGTGGAAGAGTAGTTATCTCTAATCTTTTTATTTAGGAATTTTCCTTGACTCTTTGAGTGCTCAAATTCTATCAGAACTGTAGGGGGTACATTTCTATATCGATAAACGGCCCCGCTTTTGAATACGACATCTAAATCTGCCGTACCTTCATGATAAATTGATTTTAATACATTAGAGGAGTTATAGTAACTTTCTATTGTATTTTTTTCATTTATTACTCTTTTTATTAACATATCTATAATTTTTCTAAATTTGTACGATAAGACTTAATGTCTTCGAGGTTGTATATATCTCCTTTTTGGTGTCCACCTTCTAGAGTTATTATAATTATAAAGTTTCCGGAGATTAACATAGCGGAATTTTCATGGGTTACCTTTATTTGTCCATTATATTCTCCTTTTTCTGTTTTTTGTATTACTATTAGTTCGATTTTTTTATAAATCTTACTTTTATCTTTTGTTATTGGATCTATCATTGTTAAATATTTATATAATAATTATAAGATTTTTATTTCATAAATAAATTCTTTATTATATATTGTTTAATGTTTATATTTTAACAGATGAAAGAATTAAAACCAATAAAAAATATTATTAGAGCAGGGTTAGAAGTTGCTAAAAGTTATGACGCTTCTTCTATCAGACCGGTCCATTTATTTATGGGTGTTATTAAACACGGTAATAATAGTTCGTGCGAATTATTATTAAATTTAGGACTAGACTTAGACTCCATTGCAAATTTAGTACAAGAATTATTACATATAAATGAGTCCGAAAGTTCATTTACAAGCATTATACCTTTTACCACCGAAGCTCAAATGGTCTTAGATAATGTTAATGCCGAAAGATTACTACTAAAAGATAAGGAGGTTAACACCCACCATTTGACGCTTTCAATATTATTTCAAAAAAATGCGGCCATTACAAGATTTTTGTCTAAATTTGGGGTTGAATATAAAACGTATAAAAAAGAATTATTAAATATGAGTATGATGTATAACGAAGAGCCTTTTGGACAAAAGGATGACGGAACAAATAAAGCAGAACCTAAAGAAACAACAAATACACCAATTCTTGACAATTTTAGTAGAGATGTAAGTGCTGAAGCCAAAAAGGGTAATTTAGATAAAATTATTGGTAGATTATCTGAAGTTGAGCGTATTGCACAAATATTAAGTAGAAGAAAAAAGAACAATCCAGTTCTTATCGGTGAACCTGGAGTGGGTAAATCCTCAATCGTAGATGGATTAGCCATAAAAATTAATGATAAAAAATGTCCTAGACCTTTAATGGGTAAAAGAGTAGTATCATTAGATTTAACCTCTCTTGTGGCTGGGACTAAATATAGAGGACAGTTTGAAGAACGAATAAAAGGACTTCTAGATGAAGTTAGGGGAGATAAAAATATTATTCTTTTTATTGACGAACTTCACACTATGGTTGGTGCTGGGAATTCTTCAGGATCAATGGATGCAGCTAACATTCTTAAACCAGCCCTTTCAAGAGGAGAGATACAATGTATTGGGGCCACCACTTTGGATGAATATCGAGAACATATAGAAAAAGATGGGGCATTAGAGAGAAGATTCCAAAAAGTTATGGTGGAACCCCCTACTAAAAAACAAACTTTAACAATATTAGAAAATATAAAAGAAATATATGAAGATTACCATAAAGTGACTTACACTGACGAAGCAATAAAGACTTGTGTTGATTTATCAGAAAGATATATAACTGATAGAAATTTTCCTGATAAGGCTATTGATGTGTTAGATGAAGCTGGGGCTAGAGTTGCTGTTAGTATGAAACCTCCTAAAAATATAGAGTCTGTTGAGAAACAGATAGATAATGTAAAGGAAGAAAAGAATAAGGTTGTTCTGTCACAACAGTATGAGAAAGCGGCGAATCTTAGGGATAAAGAAAAAAACCTTAAGACTAAATTAAAGAAGTTTGTAACTGAATGGGAGGATCAACTACTAAAGGAAAGACCTATTGTCGACGAAGATGGTATACTAGAAATTATTTCGATATCCACTAACATTCCGGTCACTAAACTAAATGAAGATGAGTCCCAAAAACTTTTAGATATAGACAAAGTACTTAAAGGGGCTATAATTGGTCAGGACATGGCAATAACAAAAGTTTGTAATTCTCTAAGACGTAATAGAGTTGGTATTAAAAACCCTAATAAACCTATTGGTAGTTTTATGTTTTTAGGTCCTACCGGAGTTGGTAAAACTGAATTGGCTAAACAATTGGCTCTTGAAGTTTTTGGAACAGAAGATAGTCTTATCCGAGTAGATATGTCAGAATACTCAGAAAAGTTCGCAGCAACTAAAATGATTGGTTCTCCTCCAGGATATGTTGGATATAATGAAGGTGGTCAACTAACCGAAAAGGTACGACGTAAACCATATTCTCTAGTTCTATTTGATGAGGTGGAGAAAGCCCATCCGGATATTTTTCATTCCTTATTACAATTACTAGATGAGGGTTTTATGACAGATGGAATGGGAAGAAAGATTAACTTTAGAAACTGTTTAATTGTAATGACCTCTAACATAGGAATGCGTGAAGTAGAAGAATTCGGTGCGGGTGTAGGTTTCCAAACATCTAACCACGATGACCAATACAATGATCGCGTACAAACAATTATAGATAAAAACTTAAAAAAACAGTTTAATCCTGAATTTATTAATAGATTAGACGATATTGTGATATTCAATAAGTTGGATAAAAAAGATATCGTGAAAATTCTAGATGTTCATTTAACTTTATTAAAAGAAAGAATGTTAGATATGGGGTATACGATAAAAGTAAATAAAAGCGCTAAAGACTTAATTGTTGAAAAGGGATATAGTGATAAGTATGGTGCGAGACCAATGACTAGAGCCATATCTAATTATTTAGAGGATGCGATAGCAGAAGAAATGTTAAAATCTAAGGTCGAAAAGGGTTCAACCTTAGCCATTAGTTATGAGAAAAAAACAAATAAAGTCAAAGTTAAAGTAAGTTAGAGAACATTCTTAACTTTTAGAGTATTTATTAATAAAATATATATTATGTCAAGAACTATCGTAAAAAAGAAAGAACTACAAAAATTAATCTCTGAGTCTATTATAAAAAGAACGGGTGTGAATACTCCTAAACTTAGCATTGACTTCGCTAGAATGAACGAAGAAATCAATAAAGTACATAATAAGATTAGAATCGCTATCGTAAAAGAAGAGATAAAACAACTAGACATTAGAAGTTATAAACCAATTCTTTCTGAATCATTTTATGGTACTGGAAGTAATAGACACCATCCAGGTGAATCAGCAGCCGCTGGAGCAGAAGAACTAGCTAAGATTATTGGTAATAGTATAAAATCTATGAAAGCCGGTCTCCAAAAAGCAGGAAAAATGATAAAAGATAATGAACTTGGTAAAATGATTGCTAATAGTATAATAAGATTAAGTAATACTATGTCAGTTATTGGAACTTATATGGGAGCTGGAAAATCTCAGAGAGGTGTAGACGACCAATGGTTATACAGTCAACTAACTGATATTCCTTTTCCTGATGTAGAGGCTTGTGAAGAAGGGGACGATGATGCCTGTGAAAGAGTACAAAAATCTTTTCTTAAAGGTATGTAATTTTACAAGATGATATTAAATAAAAAAACCCCTTTCGGGGTTTTTTTATGCTTCATCTCTATCCTCTTCGTAAACCTTACCAGCCCCTCCTAATAAAATGTTAATAAGGATTAAAGGACTGTAGATCGGAGATTTAACGTATTGAACAAATATATAGAAATTGAACCATCCATTACTTGGAGTATTTCCTCTCTTCTTTTCAAATCTTAAATAAGTTTCATAAATTATTTCTTGATTAACTTGGATAAAGTAAGTCATAATTAATGCCGAGATTAAAAGATAGTAAAGGATGTATTCAAACATAGTATTTATTTTTATATGGTTAATATTAGTGTAAAGATACAATAATTATTTGATAATACCAAATTAAATGGATAAAAAGACTTTTAGAACAATACTATCACTTTCATTATTGGGGTGTCTGTTATATTATACGATGACTCTTTCACAAAAGTTTCAATCAAAGGTAGAAAATTTAACAGAAGATTTAGTAAAAACCAAACAGGAATTTTATTGTACTATAAATAGTATTAATGAGATATACCAAAGTGCTTTAGATTCTTTACCTCTAGGTTCTCCTTTAGATACTATTTCCATTTCTTCTAATTATGGAATTAGGAGAGGTCCTTTAGGTGGTGGATGGAGAATGCACTCAGGTATTGATCTTAAAGGAACAAAATGGGATACCGTATTTGCGACCGGTAACGGATTCATCTCAATGGCCACTTGGAACGCGGGATATGGTAAATGTATAAAAATTGACCATATAGAAGGGTACTCGAGTAAATACGCCCACTTATCAAAAATATTTGTTAAAAAAGGAGATTTTGTTCTTAAAGGAATGCCATTAGGAAAATGTGGAAGTACTGGTGCTAGTACAGGACAACACTTACATTATGAAATAAACATCAACGGAAAAACTGTTGACCCTTACCTATTCTTGTTCTTTGATTCTATCCTTAAGGACCGCAATAATACCTTCTTGGAAATTAAGTAACATTTCTTTTCTCATTTCTTTAGGTAGATACATGATACCACTGATATTAGTTATACATTTATGTCCTCCTGAATTTGCTTGTATAATGTCCCAAGCAGAAACCCAACCTGATTTTAATATTTTTTGTTGTTTATCGGATAGTTTATTCTGAGGTTTATCCATTATATCCTTAAAAAGATTAGTATAACTAGAATCCTTTTCTAGATTTATCCCTCTAACTTTATCTCCATAAAAGGCCTTTAGATCAGCCAAACCAAAACCAGCACTAAATTCTTGTGTTTTACGTTCACTTGTCCATTTAATTCTATCTACTGTTATTTTTTCATTTTCTAAAACAGTTTTATATCGATTTAATACTTCTTGAGCAATATCACCTAAATTAATACCTTTTAGACTCCTCTCTTCCTTAAATGGATTACACGAAGCTTGTACTAAACCCATTGGCCAAGCAATTACAAAAAAGTTTGCATCGGGATGGTTCTTAAATGGTACGTAACGATCATAAGATCCTGGTTTCATTAAATAACCACCACCATACTGTGAAATAATCCCATCCTCATATTTAACTTTTTCACTATCTTTTTGTCTCTCGATATAATCTGTTTGGTTTTGTAACATTTCTTCTGGTGTTGCATAACCTTTTTCAGAAGCTATTTTTTTAATATTAATTAATATGTTTAGTAGTGATGGTGAAGAATTCATAACTAAACTTTCTAAAAAATCAGGTTTATTTTTATAAGCTAAAAGTAATTTATTAGTCAGAAGTCCTATCATTTTTTTATTTTCAGAAGAAGATTTTTGTTTATCAATGTTTAACATAAAATTCATCACATCTTCTGGTTTAATACCGTGTTTTACAAAATCCGCTGAATCCACTGCAGATATCATCGCTATATCTTCATTAGGGAAAATATCTTGGGGACTAACCACTTGAGAAATTGTTTCTACGTTAGAACGAGCTCCTCTAAATTGTGTAGACGTATCTTTTTCTACTCCTGATTGGGAGTCATGGTGATCGGTGTGGATTGTAAATTGAGGTTTGCCGTGAGCAAAATCAACAAGGACTGGCATAACATCACCAGTAGCGTCTGGTTTTTTAACTTGGAATTCTTTTTCTCCGTATTGAATTACGTGTGAGTCTACCGTTTCGATGCCGTTATTTTTTAGGTATTCTCTCATTGCGATGGCCGTTGCCACCCCATCAGTATCCTGGTGAAAATATATCTCCGCCTTAGGATATCTTTGAGCCAATTTCTTAATATCCCTTATTCCAGTCTCAATAAGTAAGACTTCATTTATTATATCACCTATTTCTTGTTCTGTTAATTTTATACGTTCCATACTAAAGATAAATAGTCTAAAAAATTTCTTTGTTTACTAAACCTCTTGTAACATATGGTTAGCCAAAGCACTCGACACAGTTTCTACTAATTTTTCTAGAATTAGATAGGGATCACCGTTACTAGCCGGTCTCCTATCTTCTAGATAACCTTTCCAGTTATTTTTTACTGTAGATATAGGAATACGTATACTAGACCCCCTATCACTAACTCCAAAACTAAACTTATCTATAGATTGTGTTTCATGTAATCCTGTTAATCTTTTTTCATTGTTTGCACCATATACCTCGATATGTTCTTGGTGAAAAAATCCTAGACTTTCACAAATATCGGTAAAGAGTTTTTCTCCCCCCTTTTCTCTAGTTTCTTCTGTTGAAAAGTTCACATGCATTCCGGAACCGTTCCAATCACCTTCAACTGGTTTAGGGGATAGATTAACAACCACTTGATATCTCTCCATTAACTTTATAAGAAGGTATCTGGAGATTATTAATTCGTCTGCGGACCTTAAAGTATTTTTAGACATTAATTGGTATTCCCACTGACCTATCATAACTTCCGCATTAACCCCTGTAATATTTAACCCCGCCTCTAAACAGGTGTCCATATGTTCCTCAACTAAATCTCTCCCTTCTACGTTATTGGTACCAAGGGCACAATAGTAGGGTCCTTGAGGTCTCGGATATCCTATTGCCGGAAAACCTAAAGGTTTATCCTGTATATTAGTTAAAACATATTCCTGTTCAAAAGCAAACCAGAACCTATGTTTATCAGCAATTTTACTTTTTTCTCTTAATTTATGTCTAGTATTTGTTTCATGGGGACTCCAATCAGGATTTAGTACTTCACATAAAACTATAAATCCCCCATCTCTTGTAGGGTCTTTCACAATATAAACTGGTTGTAATAAACAATCGGAATTTTCTCCTGTTGCTTGTAATGTAGAACTACCATCAAAAGACCACACTGGTAAGTTTTCCACTTTAAGTCCATCTTCTATATCACCACTATCTATGATCTTTGTTTTACTTCTAATATTTTGTTCTGGATTATATCCATCCAACCAAATATACTCTAGTTTAATCTTACTCATATTTTTTCTTTTGCTTTAATTATTAATTACACTAATAATAAGATATAAACACCAAGTAGTCAATAAAGTCTTATTTGAATTTACCTTCTACTTCTATTTCCCACCCTTTTCCTTGGGAATCCACGAAGTCATGAAAATCTTTTAATTTGTATTCACCGAACTCTTCAAAAGGAATATCCTTACTGGAGGCACTTGAGTTGGTGTCGATGCGAGCAACTTTACCTAAAGGACTTAACCAAATTAAATAAATTTTTGAGGTGTTACCCCACCCTCCAGGTTTTGTTAACCTAATTTTATTAAACATTTTTTTGAATTTCTCAAACATTTCATCTGGAAATCTCCTATTTCTTTTTGTTCCCCCTCCTACAAAATGTTCCCTTAAAAACGCCTCTTCTAAAGGGCTATTTTTTTTGAATTTCGATTTCAACTTTTCAAGTATATTAGCAAATGCCTCACCAACAGTTATAGTTCCTAAATAAGCTAACATTCTTGTGACTATGTCCTCCACTTGATCAATACTACCTCCCATATTCAACATAATTTCGGACAAGGTTGTAATAACTGGTACAATAAAGGCAAACCCCATAATTTTCGATAATCCTCTTACTGTCATACCAGCAGTACGAAGTATATTCTCCATTAAACTTTCAAAACTACTTACAAATGATAAAACCTTATTAAACGCCTTGGAAAGTCCTTCATCTTTAAGGGTTTTTACAAGATTAACTATTTCCGTCTTATTACCAAAGACAATTACCCCTACGGCCGCAATTGTAAGTGCCACTATCTGGATTTCATTTAAGTTAGGAAATTCCCCCGCTATTAATTCTGAAGTAGGACCCACAAGTGCGGTAATACCCGCACCATAAGTAAACATAAAAGTTAAATCCATACCAAACTGATCACCTACTTTTTTTATTAGGTTTTTATCGGTGTATGGGTCACTTTTCATAAACTCGTGTAGATATTCCTCATGAAGAGACTTCAAAAGTTTTTCATTCTGTCCATTTAATAGTCTAAGTTGTTCCTCTGTTATTATAATTTTACTCATTACACATCGATTAATTCAATTTTATCCCCTATCTTTATATTATAATTATCCACACCACCACTAACAAGTTCTAAAGCTTGGTTTCCATTTACATTACCATAATTTTCACATTGTTGTTCTTCACAAGGTTGTACATCTTTATCATAGTCAACCACTTCCCCATCTACCATATAAATTATATCTAACGGTAAAAAAGTATTTTTCATCCACATTGATATCGGTACTATGTCGTCCCATAAAAATAACATTCCTCGATTGTTCGGGTAAGAAGTTTTATACATCATACCTTTATTTTTTAGGAATGCTGTGTCCGCAACATCTAACTGTATTTCTTTCCCGTTTACTATTGCTCTAGGGTCATTATACGGTTTTTCAAATCTTTCATTTAATTTATTCCTATCTTTAGGGAAACGATAAATGTCTGCGTCAGGAAGTAACGCCATAGGTGTTAAACTTTCAGGTCCCATAATCCAGTTTACTAAAATTTTATAAGCGAAATCTCCAGGCTTACCCTCAAATCCCATTACAACTCCTTTTGTTTTAACTGGGATACTATAAGGGTCATCCATGTAGAGTAGTTCAATAACGTCACCTTCTACCACATCTGGATTAAGATCTGGATTATCCTCTACATTATCCATTCCTTGGTGTTCATTCATTTTAACAGGTATGTTAAACGGTCCCTTATCTAGTCTTGGTTTAAGTATAGTTTTTTTAACTTTTTTTGAACCTTGTGGTATTGATGTTTCGCCTTCTTCTGGTGAAATATCGGATAAGTGAACATTACCCCTGTGTTGGTGAATAATATCAAAACCATCGTCCTTATATAAATCTGTGTTACCTATATTATCACTCCCGTCTAGGGTGAAGAATCCTCCTTGTTCTCCTGTATGTTTTTTCTGGTCGTCTCCAACACCTTCTGTTATTTTAGGTATCTCTACTCTCCTCTCCAGTTCTCCAGCATCTTGGATGTTTGAATCGTATGCCTCATAATCTCCCCAATCATAAGTTTCCAAGTCACCACCCCAATCATGAAATTCAGTATGACCTTTTTCTTCGGCATCCTCATTATCAAATGCAAGTACTTCTGCACTACCGGACTTGTACTCAACCTGTGACCCTGTCTCATCCATATCCACGTTATAATATTTAATCATATTTCTTTCGGGGTCTTCCATAGTGTAGTCTCCTTCTTCGTTCCAATTATCTAAAGCGTATTTTGCGTATTGAGTTGATACTGCGGCTTGTTCTATTGACCTAGTCGGTATCCCAAACATTTTCATAAGTTTGGACCATTTTTTACTTATGTCTCCATATTGTGGTGTTTCAGTTGTTAACTTTTCAAGTTCGTCTTTAGTGAAATTTTTATGTATGTGTTTTATTATTAAAAGTTCTCCTTTATCAAATTCTCTATTAGTAAAAAATCCATAGTCTTCATTAATCGTTCTATCTTCGGTTGGTTTCAAGTCCTCTACCTCGATACCCCTTTTTGGTTGTAAAGGTGGCTCCAATAAAAACTTTTGGTTTAGGTAATCCCTTAATAAATTCTCAACAAACCAATCTGGAACTGGTTCATTATCTGGTCGTGTTGCCGCAACATCTGCAACATATCTAGCAAACTTTAATTTATACTTATCCTTAATCATCTGAAGTAGTCCGTCAGATACAAAAAATACTTTTCCTAATGGGTCATCCCCTAAAGCAACGTCTGGTATATAATCACCCTCTGCTATGTCCATGGCTTTAAGTACTACCTTACCCCACCATGATTTATAACCTCTGGTGTCTTTAAGTGCTGGTGTAACCATTTTATTAATTGCTCTAGTTGCGGTAACACCAACGGCTGCTAATAATATTTGTGGTATAAAAAATGGTATGATTCTCCACAGTGTCTTGAAAGCACCTCGTCCCATGTCTGCAGCAATTCTTTTTTTAGTTGCCGTTTCAACTAAAGCCTTAAGTTGTCCAAAGGTTATTGGTCCTTGTTCTTGACAGAAACCTTCCACTGTACAGATATTATCTGTAACTTCTTTAGAAGGGGCAACAAAACCTTTAGCTGGATCCGTTTCACCACCAGTATAAACATATTCATCTTCTTCTTTCTCTTCAGGTTCGTTTAGTTTCATTAACTCTTCCCATTCTTCATCACTTCCTTCAAATTCCTCAGGTTCGATAGGATCCATTAAACCTTGTCCAAAAATATCAGTTTCCTCATCAATTTGCTCCTTTTCTTCATATGGAGTTACATCAAATTCATATTGTAACTCATGTAATCTATCATTAAGTGATTCATTAATATCATAATTAGGATAATAGTAGTTACTAAAAAACTTTGAGTCGGGTTCTAGTAAATCTCCTCTTTTACCATAATCATAATCTTCGAAGGTAAATTCTTCTAATATAAGTGAGGAGAATATCGCCATAGGTAGGTTATCTTCTATTGAATTGTCCGATAACCAATCTTCTAAAGTTGTTCCTCTATAGTCTGGATGAAATTCATATACATCTATATTGTCCCACATATCGTCTTCCAACCAATTTAATAAATTATCTTTAATCGTCCAACTGTATCTACCATTGTCATCTTTTTCTAATTTACCGTGATTCTGAAAATGTTCTGCTAATTTATCTATAACATCATCAGCCATATCTTTTTTGGTTGCCCATTCTGCCTCGTCATTATGGGACCACATTATACGAGACCTGATTTCACTAATTATTTCTTCTTTTTCTTCCGCTAATATATCTTCCTCCTCTGTTTGTGATCTTAAATTAATTAAGTTTTCTGCAACATCTTTATCCTTAACACCTAGAATGTGCGTTATTAGTTTCCAATTTTTATCGTCCAAATCATCAGACATACCATCATACCAATCAGTGTCATACCAATTATCATAGTCTTGCCATTCATAATCACCACATAAAAATTCTTTAATATAATCTACACTATAATCTCTAGAGTCTTTAATAAACATATTCGCTAGATCATCACAATCAAAACTATAGGAAACTGGAATCGGTTTCATTGTATTTTTAAGATATCTTTTTACCAACATCACTCTAACTGTCGCATTGTGTGTTGGTATTCCCAGTAATTTCAAATCATCAAAATTTATACCAGTTTTATCCCATTTTTTGAATAAGAACGTAACCGCTTGGTCTGATACTTCTTCTTTAACCCAGTCTACTGTCTCTTGGTCACCCCCTGCAATAATTTCTCCGTTTTCTTGTTCAAAATCTTCATACCCAACAGGAAATTCAAATTCTCCAATTGGTGTTGGTAAATCTAATTCCATTTGTTCTTGTTCATTTAATTCAATTGTTTGTCCGGTATCTATACCACCCGTTGTTTCTCCCAAATCAACTAGGGCCAATTTTCCATTTTTCATTCCTAAATTATCAATACCAATATCACTCCAACTAATACCATGTTGTGTCAATTCTTGTCTAATCATTAATAGATTTTTGTGTAATTTTTCACATTCTTCTTTTCCATTAACAGGGGGGTTAATAATCGCTGGGGTTTCGTTGTATTCAATATAAATTGGTTTATTAACTCCACAACAACAATTTTCAAATGTTTCAGCCATTCGTTTTGGTAATCCTAATTCTTCCATAATAATGATATATCCCTCACCATTAACAATGTGTGATGAATCTAATTTCCCACTCTCGAAAACATCGGCTATATATTTATTTTGTTTTCCTTTAAGGGTGTTAGCTGTTTCGTATTCACTCTTATCTCCTGTTAGTTTAATAACATTTCCTTTTGACGTGAAATAAGCGGTACCATTTCCTCCTAACATTTCATCTACTACTTTTCCATAACCTTTCTGTTTAGCTAATTTATCCACTAACACTCTAGGTTCAACGTCAAATTGTAATTCCTTATAACCACCCACATAAAAATCTCTATCATTATAAGGGTCAAATTCTAAAGAATCTAATACGTCTTTTCTTTGTTCGGGATTATTACGGTATTGTTGGTCGATGGCGTATTTTATTTCTGTATCGATTTCTTCTCTAATAAGATCAACATCACCATATGTTCTATAAAAACTTAATAAAACCGCTAAAAGATTTTCTGAATTACTACCACCTATACTCCAGTAATCAATTTCATCCGGTTCCAACTCATATTGCTTATAATCATAAATAAATGTAGGACCGACTTTCATTTCTCCCATATCGTCAAAGATTATGGACCATTCCATTTTAGTTTTACCACCACTATCTCCAAAATCAAACTGACCATAAGTTGACAGTCCAAACACCCCCTCAATCTCTATCATTTGAACACCGTCAAGTTCTCCGACTCTGTGGGTCCCAGCACCTCCTTGGTCTTGTACTTTATATCCTGGAGCAACAACTGGATTAATATCTCCATTTGTTAATTCCTCACCACTTTTGTTTTGATTTAGATACATCATATAACCATAGTAAAAACCCATTCCTGTTTTACCATAGAGTTTTAACATATTATCAAGTTTTTCCCACCAAGATTCACTTATGAAAGTCATGTTCTCAGCATAGGTGCTGTCATATAAATTAAAAGCCTCAATCAATATCTTTTTATCGATATCTTCTACAGGGAACGTATGCGGTCCAACACTGACATTTTCTTTATTGTGATTTCTCATATTATATAAATACTAAAAGAACGCAATAAAAAAACCCCAATTAATGGGGTTTGATTATTTTTGTATTTTTTTCATAATTTACCAAGGCCAATCTCCATATCCTCCTGGTCCCCATCTTCTCCAAGCTAAAGCAACTCCGATTCCTAAAAGCCACCATACTATCATCGCCACGGGTCCATCATCGTCATCACCACCATTATCTTCAACTGCTTTCATACCGACACTGTTAACCTCCTCAATTGAGGGTAGGTCTCTTTTCCACTCGTCATCAGCTCTATTGTACATGTCAGTGTAATTAGATATTAATTCCTTTACTGTACGAGGTTTACCTAAAACATCAATTATCATTTGTTTATCATCTCCTTCATAATCACGACCTTTGTGAGTTTTAGAAATATCACCTTTGTGTCCAGTATAATCTTCTTCACCAGGTCTAGTACGAGACCTATCACCTTTATTCATACCGTAGTGACTATCTTCATCCATTCTATTTTTAAGTCTTCTAAATAGTTTTCTTCCTTCTTCTAATGGTGGGGCTTCTTTAGAAGGTTTGTTACTTTCCATGTCAGTAGCCATATCGTTACTCATTCTTAAAAGATCCTTCATATGTCTCTTTAATTGTTGTGCGATAACTTCTGGACTTTTATTATTAAGATTTATTTCTCTAGCTAGTGAAACAACAGCATCTAGTACCATTTCGATTTCGTTAAATTCTGATGGCGAAACATCAGCAACTTTTGTTTTAACGTTCGTGTAGTAATCCTTAAAGAATTGTTTTAATTTTGACCAACTTTCATTTTGGTCTAAGGTTGACATAATGTCAACTCCCTCTTCGTCAACCTGCTCTGGCATAAATCCGTACCCAAAACCTGCTCTTTGTTCTTTGACTATCTTACTTATCATATTAATTAAGTTAGATTCCGTCATTCTTATTTTATTACCCATTTTGTTTTTTCTTTTTTATTCGTATATTTGTTTTTATAACGATTATAATAATAAATATAATAAAATGCCAAAAAGTAGACATAGAAAAACTCAGAAACAACGATCAAAAAATAGAACTAATAATATAAAAGCTCTAATTAAGAAACAAGAACAACAACAAAGAGAACAATTAATGAAATTAATGGAAGATGCTCAAAAACAAAGGGACGCCAATTCAACCGTTCCCTCTATTGATACTGGGGAACAAATTGCTCAACCAGTGACCCAACAAACTTCCACACCTGAAGGTAAAGTATATGGGGTTTCTCCACTTGATTAGAGAAAATTAAAAAAGGGACCTAAGTCCCTTTTTTTTTAATCTTTTTTCTTTTTATTTCTAATCTTTTTCCTAGTCTTCTGATTTGCTCGTTTAACTCCTTTTGTACTTTTAGTCTTAACAGGACCTTTATTAAACTTTCCTTTACCAAAACGAGACGATCCTTTCGACCCCAACCCAGGTATATTCCCCATTGGGAGTACGTAATCCCCCTTCAGTGATTTACCGGAAGGTTTTGTCGTTTTAGTGATTTGTGTTTTAGTCTTTGCCTTAGGTGATGGTTTTGGCGCTGGTGGTTTTGGCGCTGGTGGTTTTGGCGCTGGTGGTTTTGGTTTTGGCTTTGGCTTCAAACCTGGTTTTGGTGCTGGTGCTTTGTTATGTTCACTCCAATGTGCGAAATCTTTTTGGTAACCTGGATCTTTTGAACCACCCTTATACGTTTTTTCATCCGGAGCTTTAGAACCTGGACCAAACGGCTCGGCTTTACCGTGTTTATCGTGTTCACCCATTATAGGTTTTTGGTATAGAGAACCATTCATACCCATGAGTTGTCTCATACGAGCCAATTCTTCTCTTAAAATATCGTTATTTTTCATTTGTTAAAAATTCTTTTTCTAATAAATACTTTTTATTTGAGCGAAAACTTTCCGCTTCAAGTAGTTTAGTTGAAATTTCTTTTATTGTTTCCTCGATGTTTGAGTCTCCGGTAAACATGTGGTCATCGCCACTCCATTTAACATGTCCTACTTTGGGTTTATGTTCGTCAGCCACTTCAAAGTCTTTTCCGTAAGTTAGATGGTTATCACCTGTATGTTTAGTTTTCTTAAATTTATCCCCTTCCTTATTGTAAGTGTGAAGAGGTCTTTCATTAGTACCCTCATCATTAAAATTCTGTGAGTAAAAGTCAGGAATTACATTACTTTGTTGTTTGTTTGAATGTTTAGAATGTTGAGTGTAACTATCGGGTTTCCCGTCCTCGTTCGAATCAAAATCCAATTTAACTTTAATAGGTTGTGGTTTACGCTTTTTAGCTTCGACAAGTCTTTGTAAAAATTCTCTCTTCTTCATATTAATAAATATAATGGAACTAACAATCCTTCTTCTCCTTCTTAAACCACCAATCGATTATATTTTGAAAAGAGCTTAGAAACCCACCTACTAAAATAAAAAGAAGGTCACGAGTAGTGCCTTCCACCTCTTCAAAAAATATAAGATAAATTAACCACGCAAACATTAATAATACACCAAAGGTAATTAACATTCTTGCCGTAGTCATAATTACTTTGTTTTACAACAAGTTTTATCTCCTTTACAAGCCGCACAATTACATAACCATTCTTTCCATACAATCCAACCGATTAATAAAGCTTGTGCCATTAAATGGTCTCCACTTATAACTTCACAAGTATACCCTAACAATAACAAGTGACCTGCGTATTTTTTAATTAAATTCATTTTTATTTTTTTTTTCTTTTTTATTTTATTAAAAACCTTCCATGATTATCTCATCGATTTTACCTTGGACATCACTTTTTTTGGCCTCCATTTGCATCATAATGTTAGCTTGGAATCTTTCGACTTCCTCTTCTCCATTATATATCACTATTGTAGGTACTACAACTATCTTATATTTCGATGCCGCTGCCGCATCTACCTGTATATCTATAAATTTAGTATTACAATCAGTTAATTTATTTAACCATGGTACTTTATTAGCCTCATTAAATCCAGCATTAAATTGTACAACACATAAATCGTCTCCTTCACAAGGTGACTGGGCGTTTATCGAACCCGAAAATAACATTAGTAATAACAAAATATAAACTTTTTCCATAATTATTAATTTCTTAATTTATCTATTTTACCCCCTTTTACATATCTAATACTATCCCAACTACCATCTTCATAATCTAACCTCTCCAATATATATGTTATTTCTTTTTTAATTGTATCCAAATCACTTTGTGTTTGTTGTATTATATTAAACATACTATCTTGGTATGCGATATCCTCTTTTGTTGGTATCCACATCTCTTCCCCATCATTATCTTCCACAACTTTTATTACTTTAGGGTCTTCTATGTTATTTATAACACCTGCAAATAATATTGTACTACACAAGACTATTCCTATCACAATTAGTGAGAGACGTGAGCTTAAACATATTTTTCCATTCCAGAATTTCATAACATTATCTACCGTAAAGTTTATCTTCTATCTTTTCTAAAGTTTTTTTAATTTCTTCTACGTCTTTTTGAGTATCCATAATTGTTTGACGTACTAATTGATCTTTCATATCAAATTCCATCCTTGTAATAGCTGGTGGTGGGGGTACTGGTAACTCCTTTGCTTCTTGAATATCCGCCTGTAATATAAACCACATACTAATAACTGTTGCCATCCCGGCACCAATACCTAATAGTGTTTTTATACTTACCGTAAAACCGGTGTCCTCATTTAATTCTTTTGCCATATTACCTTACCTAAAATACTCTATAATTTATTCCCGCACTAAATCCATGCCACTGTCTGTTCCAATACTTATTGTATGTTCCTTCTATAAATACTCCTAAATTTTTATTAAACCAATGACCCAATATAATTCCACCAGAGTAATCAACCCATTGACCACCATTAAAATTGTAATAACTAAATTCATTTTTATCATCACTATAGTGTAATGGCATCATATTACCCCATGCGTGTAACCAACTAGTTTTTGAATATTTGTAATAGTCGAATCCAGCAATCCATGAATAATTCCATTGATCGGGTAATTCATTTCTTTTCTTTTCTGTGTAATTAGATAAAACTTCTGGAATGACCACAGCTTCCCAAACTTCAGTACTTGTTGCTACCTCATTACCGGATGGGTTGAAGTAGGTTTCACCTCCCATTCCATCAAACTCAACACTGTAACCTTCTTGTAACGCTAAATGAGTATAATGTAAATTACCATTAGATAATAACCATTCTTCTAAGGGATCGTACCCATATGGTTCGGCAATTCTCTGAGCAATCCCTATATTTAAGGATAATCCATCAAGTTTTGGAAATTTATATGTGTATCTTTGGGAAGCCTCAAAGTATTCCACATCCGCAAACCCATCCTTAACATATTCAATTTTTGCTAACCACTTATCTGCAACATATCTTACAAAATGTTTTTGGTCGAAATAATTCCCTCCTTGTTGTCTTTTTAATTCACCTTGGAATAAAAACTCTACTTTATTTGTCCATCTACCAATCGTTGATCCATCTGAAAACGATGTTTCTGTCCCTCTCTTAAAAGCTTCCTTAGGTTGGTACCCAAACTGCCTAATTTTTCTTACACCTATTAATATAGAGTAATCAAATGGAGTCTTAATTGTTGAGGTTTCTAACCCATCAGTGACTGAGTAGATATCCTGATCGGATATTGAATTTGCCCCGTTAACCGCACCATATACTGTACCAAACTTAAAAAATTCTTTTAGATTTAATTCTTTTAAGTTTAACTCTTGTGCGTTAAGTTGTAAGCTTATTATTGTTAATGTTAGTAATATTATTTTCCTCATTGTTTTATCACCTTTGCGTTAAATCTTTTGTTATTATGTAAAAGTACTAAGTTGTATACACCATTAGGATAGTTCGATAAGTCTATCCTTTTATCGTCTTGACTTAAAACTAACTTACCCATTATGTCGTAAACCTCAACATCTACTTTTAGACGTGTTTCTATTGTTATGATATTTTTTGTAGGGTTTGGATAAACTACTATCCCTAATGATGCTATGTCCTCTATACCTGTTGGCCAACCTTGCTGACAATAATCGTACATGGATTGACAACTTACATCCCAACTATCTGTACAACAATAATTATCCACATCTATTACCCAAGCGTAACATCCATCATTTAACCAATAAGGTATTCCAGGTCCTCCATAACATCCTGCATCATATAAACATGATGCTGAATCTGAGACATTAGCCACTGGATTGTAATTATATGCACCTACATCGGTACACCCTGTTACAATTGTTATACATGAATTATCATCTATACAAGCGTTAGGGTCGTAATTTAGGGCCGTACTATCAGTACACCCTCCTATATAACAACATGAATTATCTAACGTATTTGCTAAAGGATTAAAGTTAAGTGCTATGTTATCCGTACAACCATAAATGTATGCTATACAAGTTCCATTATCTGTATTAGCGAGTGGGTCGTAATTCCACATAGTCGAGTCTGTACAACCATTAATTACTGTTATACAAGTTCCATTATCTATATTTGCTAATGGGTCATAATTAAACATCGTTGGGTCGGTACATCCATACACTACTAAATTTACACAACTCCCATCGTCAAAATCAGCTGTAAAACCTTGTGTGTAGAATTCTAAATAAAGTGGATCCGTACACCCTGGTGCGTAATAACAACTATTATCATTAGTGTTTGCTAAAGGGTCAAAATTTGACGCTAAACCATCAGTACAACCATACACAAACATTTCACATGTTCCATTATCCGTATTAGCTAATGGGTTATAATTAAACATTGTAGAATCTGTACAACCATATACTGGGAGTATACAACTACCATCATCAGTATTTGCCAATACATTGTAATTTAGGGCGTTTCCATTTGTACACCCATAAACAAACATTTCACATGTTCCATTATCAGTATTAGCCAATGGATTATAATTAAACATAGTTGAGTCTGTACACCCATATACTGGATTAATACAGGAACCATCATCAGTGTTCGCCCCTGGGTCAAAGTTTATAGCTAATGGATTTGTACAACCAGATATAACTACTTGACAAGTTCCATTATCCGTATTAGCAAGTGGGTCATAATTAAAAGCCGTAGAGTCCATACAACCATATATAAATGGCTCACATGAACCATTATCCGTATTGGCCAATGAATTATAATTAAACATCGTTGCATCTGTACAACCATAAATGTAGGCTATACAAGTACTATCATCTGTATTTGCTAATGGGTTAAAATTAAACGCAGTTGCGTCTGTACATCCTAATACCACAGGGAGACATGAATTGTTATTTGTGTTTGCGGTTGAATCATAGTTAAATGCTAGTGCGTCTGTACAACCAAAAACTATTGGAATACAGGTACCGTCATCAGTATTAGCTGCTGGGTTATAGTTAAACATGGTATCATCCATACACCCTAATATGACCGGTATACATGATGATTGATCATTAGTGTTAGCCGTTGGATTAAAATTAAATGCTGTTGAATCCATACAACCAATTATAATTGACACACATGTTGAGTCATCTACATTGGCAAGAGGATTGTAATTAAAAGCCAAAGTATTTGTACACCCTAAAACAATTGGTGTACAGTTATCCGGCATATTCGCCAATGGGTTATAGTTTAATGCTGTTGAATCCATACAACCAAGAATTCCGTCAGTACAAAAATCACCACAGTAAGGAATTCCACTATATTTGTAAGGAAATTGTAACATTGGATCCGTCCAAGGATTTGTACCTCCCGATAAGGTAGTATCACCTTCTGGACCTGTTAAAAAGAACCCACATTGATTTGCCGTGGTTGCCGACTGTCCAGGAGCAAAAAACATTAACTCAACCGGACTTAGAGCACTTAAACTAATTGTAAATGTTTCTGAATACCCATCATTTGGTCCCATCATAAACGGACCTAAAATTGTGGTATCTTGTACTATTCCAACCCAAGCACCAAACCATCCATCTTCTGCCTCATCTGTAATTGTTAATGTGTATTGACATTGTGGTACAATTTGCATTGTATTCGCAGTAGAATCGTAATCTGGTGAAGTTATATCTGTACAACCCAATACTACTGGTGTACTACATGTACCATCATCTGTATTTGCTTGAGGGTTATATTCTGTAAATCCTGGGGTAGTACACCCTAAAATTACATTTGGTGTACAAGGTTGTACAACATATGGAGAGGTAATCGTATCATTTCCAAAATTAGCATCACCTGGTAGTATTGATAGTATGGTATCTCCACATAATGTTTGTACTAATACCGTTCCATCAGAACCTCCATAACATGAACCACATAAACCATCACCAAATGCGTCAAATAAACTAAATTCTATTACAGTACCATTTGGTACACATGTTTCTGTTACTACTGGAACGCCTGGTTGGGTATAAACGGGTGAAGATGTTAATACCGTTCCCGTTGTATCTGCTATTTCCCATGATGTTTCATCAGGATAACTATCAGGAATTACTGTGACCACAATATTTGATTCTCCTGTTACACAGTTTGCCGGTGGTAGTTGACAGGTACCATCATCTATATTTGCCCAAGGATTATAGTTTAAGGCCGCAGGGTCTGTACAACCAACGTTACACTCTCCAGTATTTATAACTACGGTGTCAGTTAAAGTAGAATCAGCCAACATCGCTTGGAAATAATAAGTAGTGTTTGGTTGTTTATTGGAAGACATTACACCTGTATTACCCCAATTTGCTGGATATTGGTAAACATTCGCATTATCCCATAGAGTATTAAGGTTGTTTGTTCTTGAATATGAAATAACTTGACAATTTGGATTTTCTCCCGGTTCCCAATGCCAATGAAGTGTTACACTCGGTCCGTTACAATACCATTCACCCCATAATGTATCTAATCCACTACAAGGTGGGTAAATACATGAACCATCCTCAAATGCTGCCCCTGGGTCATAATTAGTTGCCATTGTGTCGGTACATCCTCCTGTAGGTGGTGCACATGGTGCTATAATTAAAGTGTCCGTATATAAAGAACCAAAATTACCAGCAACAAATGATAATGTATCTTGACAATCATTTTGAATTAAAAACCAACCGTCAGTACCTCCCCATTGTGAAGCACCAAGACCGTCACCATAACTATCGTTAAGATTTAATACATATTCTCCTGAAGATAAATCTAATGTAGTATCGTATAAAGTGACACCGTTTAATGAGTCACCATCAACTTGCATGACTACGTTACCTAAGGAATCTAATAATTCCCAAGATGATTCTTCTGGATAATTATCCGTTTGAAATTGTACATTTAACCAAGAATCATATGTTATTACCGGTGGTGTACATGGTGCATTTCCACATTCATTAAAACAATGTGTTAATTTATATTCACCTGTTGGATTAACATAAGTACCATTATTGATTAACTCTTGTGGAAATAATATCTGTCTTATGTCACCTTGAGCTAAACCTTGAGTGCTAGGATCAGAAAGGCAAGTGGTATCAACATAAGCTCCTCCTTCCCACATTGTAAATGGTAATCCATTATTACCAAAAGATGTTATCTTAAATCTATAAAATACATCTATGTTTTGACCAGTTGGATGTGATATATTAATATTTTTTCTCCATATACCATTTCCTCCAATATCTTCCATTGGTATATCAACCCAATTGGCAACACTAGTTTGTATAAATACTTGTGCCGAATCAGAATTAGGTACAGTAGCTATAACATCATTTATATCTAGTCTAAAAGTAACGGGTTCCATTGTAGTTTGACTAAATAACATTGTTGGTAATAATACCAATAAAAATAATAACTTTTTCATAAGTGATAACGTAAATAGTTTTTTCATAGATTTGTTTTTTTAAGTGGTTCTTTCTCTTTGAGCAGCTAACCTAGCTTCTAATTCTTCTTTCTTTTTTAATTCTTCTTTTTCTTTTTCGAACTCTTCTTCTCTTTCTTCTTGTTTTTTCGTTACATCATCCCGATATTGGTTTATTTGTTCCGAATCTTCTCTTTTTTTTCTTTCTTCTACCTCCTTTCTTCTCTCCTCCTCTTTTTCTTTATTAATCTCTATTTTAGCCTTAATTTCTAAATCTCTTGGTGTTTCTATTGTGGAAGGTGGGGCATCTTGTTCCTGGTGAATAACACCTCCCATACTGATGGTTTTACTGTTTATCCCCATTTGATTAAAATTATTGTGTTGGATGTGTTCCCCCATCAACTCTTTAATTCTTTTAATCTCTTCGTTAATATTCTTCATCTAAACCTTTTTTAATTAAACTTTTAATACTTCTTCTCATTTCTTTTATAACCTTAAAACCTAGTTCCTCATCTAATCTAATCCCCTCTATAAATTCTTCCAGTTCTCCCTCAGACATCTTTTGAGGATCTTTCTCTTCTTTATAAATATCGGGCACATCGTTGTTGATAAAGTCAGTAACCTTTTCGGTTATGATTGTCATCAACTTCAATTTTGTCTTTGTTCTCATATCATTAAATAAATATCATTTAACGCCAAAATGACTAATTATACTATAAAATAAGACAAATGTTTTTTTCAGAATATGTGTATATTTAATACATATTAATAATAAATTTTATAAAAACTTAAATTATGTTTGGCGACGACAATTTTATCTATAGTGAAATAGGTAACTCAATACTAGAAGGGAAGGACCAATGTCCGGATACTAGTTGTATAAGAAATTTAATTGATTTTCTTCAAGAACAGGTTGACCTTCTTGAAGATGAGTGTTACGAAAGAGAAAACAATTTACAAGAGTTATATAATGAAGATGAGTAGGTTTCCCCACTCATCTTAATTTATCTATCTGATTACTTTTTTCATTCGTTTCATTAATGAATTAACTTCATTAACTTGTGTATTTTCGGTAAGAATATTGTTAAAGCTATTTCCCCATCCGTCTTTTTGTGGAGTAGCACTAACAGCTTTATAACTTTCTTTCATCATTCTTTGTTTTTCAATGTTAGAATCAACTCCAACTACTCTAGACTTTCTTCCATCAAACTTACTTCTGTCTTTATGGTCCTCTGTTTCATAATCTGATACTTTTCCAGATCCACCCATTCCCTTGATTGGTGTACAACCAGTTCCAATACAACCCTTTACTGGATTGTGTACCGATCCAATATGATTTGGTGGACAGTCACAGTCTCCTCTTCCGCCAGTAATTTCTTCATCTAAGTCTTCTTCATTATATCTTCTACTACCACCACAATTTCCTTCATTGTATCTTTTACCACCACAACCTGATTTTTCATCCATCTTATCTTTAGTCGCTTTTTTCATAGGTTCTGTAGTATTACCATCTCCGTCTAAATCTAAAAAATCTGGTTTTGCGTTTTTATCTTCCATGAAAATCATTAACATTTCATCGTCCATTGCAACATCGTCATCCCCTAACATCATATCCATATCCATGTCCATATCCATGTCCATCATATCGTCACCCATCATATCCATTGGTTCTGTTCCCATTGGGGCTCCCATGTATTCTCCTTGGGTATCTAATCCTGTACCACATTGTTCGTATAATCCAAACTTGGAAGTCATTTGTCCTCTTTCTTTTCTACTTTCTGATTCTCTTAGAAGATTAGCTTTCCTAATATTGTTTTTTTTAATTTCTGATTGTGTTCTCATAATATTTTCTTTTATTATAAATATAATCGTTTTTAGAAAGATTAAGGTAGAATTGTTGATTTATCGAATTCGGGTATAGTTCCTCGTACCTTTGTTTTAATCCATTCATTATTCCCTTCCCATAAACTTTTAGTCCATTCCCAAAAATCTTTATAATTAACTCTGTTTTTAAGAGGTTGTAATTTGTTAAACTCTACATAAGTATTTCCTTGTACTGCGTTATTCAGTGTCTCCAAGTTTTCATAATATAACATTAGATATGGTAATTTAACACCATTCATTTCCAATTCCATCATAAAGTTTTTTGATTCGGTTGTTAAAGGTATGACATAAGACATTTTTTCTGCGTCTATATTAAACTCCTCCAATCTTTTTTGTACCTCTGGTAGTTGGTTAACAATTTCTCTCTCTAATTCTATTTCTAAATCACTAACTAGTTCATTGGTTTGTACAGAATCTATATTAACAATTTCATCTTCTTGATTATATACCGGTTCTGGAATAACTTTCGGTTGTTCAAAAGTTTTTTCTATTTTTTGTGGTGTTTCTGTTGGTGTTTCTGTGGGTACTTCTGTTGGTTTTACACTTACTTGTGGGAGAGTAGTAGGTTTTGGTTTAGTTTGTGTCTCTTTTGTACAATCTTTTTTTATTATTTTATCTATATAGGTTATTTTATCCATTAACATCTTTACCCATTTTGGATTACCTCCCTTACCTTTTAATTCACCAAGTTTAGTTTCGTGTTTTGTTTTATTACTTTCTAAAAAACCACACCCAAATTGAGAGTAACCTTTTTTTATTGTTTCTAAAAAGGCGGGTGTGAGTCCGTCCTTAGGTTTAGGGTCAACAACTTTCGGTTTAGAAGGTGCTAAACAACATTCACAATAGGGTGTCGCCGCTGGAGCTGCTGCAGTATAAAAATTTTTATCTATCATACAATTAGCACAAAAACTTTTTTCATCAACAACACCTAGTGGGGGTAATTCTACCATACCTTTAATTGTTTTTTCCCAGTCTACACATATATGAGTAACAGGTGCCGCCACTTCATATAGATTTTTATAGAATTCAGATAGTTTCATTACATATAAATACCTGCAGATATTTATTAGTGATGAAAACGTTAAAACAACTTTTATTTGAGTCGGGAGGTATTAACCAAGAACTTTATATAGACGACATCCAGTCCAAGTATAATAATATTACACCTAAAATCAAAGATGTCCTTTTCAAACAATGGGATCGGGCGGGACACGCTGATTGGAAAGTGTTGAGGTATCTTGATATTGCGACGGGAGATATGGACCAGGCATTTAATAATGTTCTTGATGTTATTTACCCCATTCTAAGAATAGAGTGGGAAGGTGGTGTTAAAGGAACTTTAGCTTATGACGAATCTCGTCATTGGGGGGAACTATTTCATGATGGTAGAGGAAGTGACCATATTGATGATTTAGAATATCGTGTAATCCCAGTTGGGTATGACTTTTCATTCGATGATAGTGTAAATTTTGGGGATTCGGGATACTCTTGTTGGAATATTATTGTAGAACTTAGACCCAGTGAAAAAGGAAGACCGATTCTTTGGAACGGTTTGGTGATAGGTGAAGATTTATTTGAAAAAAAAGATTACCCTTTACAGTCTTTTCGTAAGTACGATGGTGAAGAACAAGCTGTATTTGAAGAACTTTGGGAGGGAGAAGAATCTAGTCATTTAGGTGAATATTTCCACCAGTTTTGTCAAGTTGGAGTTAAAGTTTATTAAACCTTATTACCACGTTCAACTTCGTAATAGAATTTATCACAAGAATAATATAAAAATTTTGCTTTCTTTTGTTGGATTAATTTTCCCATCGCAACTGACTTTTCTTGTTGACCCCAACCAATAGATATTATCTTTGTAGATTTTTTATTCATACTACAAAGATAAGAAAAATTATTTTAATAATAAAATTTTACTTACTTAAACGATGGAAATTTTTTAGTTGGTTTCGGAGAGATTCTCTAAGTTTCATTATCTCTTCTTGTTTTCGTTTCCTTATAGTAGGATTAGTATTTTCCTTTGTTAATTTTTTGTTTTTTTTACATCCACAGCCCATAACTTTTATTTTTCTATTTTTTGTCCGGTATTTTCACCGTAATACTTATGTATAAATTTTGCAATTCTTCTTACATACATTATAATATTCGTAGACTCTGCGTACTTTTTCCACATCGAGTTTACTTCTTTCGGGGTAGGCGCCCCTTCCTTAAGGGTTTCATAAACATTCTCATAAAGACTAAAAGCCTTTTTAGGGTTCTGAGGCATCATCTCCACTATTCGAGGAAAGGATGGTTTATTTATTACTCTTCTACCATTACCCTCTTCTTGCTCTTTAGCGATAACAAGTTTTTCTAAATGACCATGAACTTTATTCGTAGCGTCAGTCACCACATCCTCACGGAGTATTCTTCTTAATAATTTTTTAATATTTTGTTCTGACATAAGATGTTTCTTTATTATAAATATAATTAAATTACTTTAAGTAATAAAGAAAACTCCCGATGTTCTTCCCAACCAGCTGTTCCTCTACTCCCATACCTAATTTCATTAAGATTAAATTTAGTATGTATATTAAATTCGTTCTCTAAATGCGCTTGGATTATTTCGATTACTTCTCTAAGTTTACATTTGTGTCCTTTATTCCCTCTTAAAATAAGATAATGGTCATTTTCATTTGAGTCGAGTTTTACCTTATTTATTGTTGCGAAAGATTTTACTTGATTATCCAGTGATTCGGAAAGTTCTTGGAGAAAACGATTAAGGTCTTTGGTAACAATCTCGTTGATGTATTTGTTACTCATCCAGTTTAGTATTTTAGAATCCGTCTTGAACATAAGAAGAATATAAAGATTTTAAGGAAAAAGTGTAGGGGTGTAAAATAAAAAACACCGTCGACCGGTGTATAAATAATGCTCTCTCTTCTTTGTGTCTACCCCCTTTCCCCCATTTACATTATATATATACACCGGAAAAATAAAAAAGACGGTTTTGTTCAAAAAAACTTGGAGAATACATGATATTTATAATTGATGAAATATCTTATTAAGAAAATATTATCTGAATCCACCGACTTGTCTAACATGCCAGAAGTCCTAACTAGGTTTCATGATCCTGATGACGAAGAAGTTCAACAATATCTTAAATTATTCAATTATGACATGGCTAGTGTCTATCATTATTTGGATTCAAAGGGGTATGGGGATGATTTTATTAAAAACTTAAAAGAAGAGGTCCATAAAGGATTAATGTTTATTATAGATGCCTTACAAATCCAAGACCCTAAAATGTCTAGAGAAGATAAAGAACTTTTTCATGAACACATATTAGAACAATGGTTAAATTCCCACCCAAATGATTTTGATTATGAAACTCAAGAAACTGGAAAAATAATTTATAAAATAGATAAAGGTGATGAGGTTAACCTATTTACCAACAAGGATGATATCCAGTACTACGCTGAACATGTTTTTTCCAATGATCCGGACGCTATGGATTTTTTACAGTATACTCCAGATATTTCTACTGAAGATATAATTACCGCCACTAATAGAGAAAACTTTATGAGAATGGTATTATGGTTTCTTAAAAAATATGAAGGAAAGGTAATTCAGAATTGGCGAGAAGAATTCCATCCTTGGGTCGAAGAAGATGGTCTTGGTGATGATTCTTTTTATGTGACAAAGGATAGAATGGAAAGTTTCTTAGGTGGAGATTTGGAAAGTGCTAAATATAATTGGTTGGTTTTTATAACTCATTTGGATGGTGAGGTGGAAAAAGAAGTTGATGAAATGATTGATGAAATGAAATGGACTTGGAGAGATAACTGGGGAGCTGCTTTAGAAGATGAATATTATGAAACTTATAAACATGAATTTGAGAAACATATAGGTAAACTTTATGGTGAAACAGATAATGAACGTTTCTATGATGCAACAAAAGTTTTAGAGTCTGTTCTTTATCATGCTTCTAAGGACGGTATCGAACCAGGTAATGAGCATATATATGAATTAATAATCGATTACCATGGTCAAATATCACTAATAGGACCTCAAGATCCATCAATATACAAAGTTAACGAATACTATAACGATATGGTAAAGTATTTATTTA